GAGGTGATGGTCTTAGGAAGAAGGTCATCAGGAACGTACGCAAGACGCCCCTGGTGGTTGTTAGTCGAGTTCGGCTGAAGCTCGTTGATCTGTGCCATTTGTTATTAGTTCCTTTGCGATAGATTAGCCTTGAAAATTGCCGCAAAGGCGTCTTCAGGAGTCTGAGAGGCATTGCCATTGAAACCATGGGACGGATCAACCGCCTTTACCTTGGTTCCACCAAACATCCCCTTGAGCTTTTCTGCATGAGCCTTCATCTCGTCCAAAGTCTCACCCTGAAGTACTGCGGCAAACTCCACAGCCGTTTCGCCTGGAACACCGGCATGGAGAGCAGCAACCAAACGGTTGTAATCCTTGGTTGCGTTATCACGTTCTGCCGAAATGGCAGACTTTTCGTCGGACAGGGTCTTGAACTGCTCATCAAACTGAGCGGTAACCTCTGCCTTAGCCTCGTCAGCAGCAGTCTTAGCCTTATTGCGGTACTTAGCGGCTTCGCTGTTTGCCTCAGATAGTGCCTTACGAGCCCAGTCAGGAAGATCCTGAGTGTTCTGGCCGGTGGGGCTATTCTCAGTCTCCTGAGTAGTGTTTTCGTCCGACATTTAATGACCTCCTGGGTCTATGGTTTGTGTGACTAAGCCACCAGGGCCTAGGTTTATTACGCAGCAGCGGCAAATTCGGCTGGGTTAATTTCCCCACGCTCGATTGCGCGCCTGAAAGCATTTAGCTTGTCGTTCTTGGTGAACTGAGACCCGAAGAAGCCCTTGGTTTCCTTCTTCCAGATGTCTTCCATACGCAAGAAGTCGTCTCGACCCTGCCAATTGTCCGGATCAAAGACAGGAACGACCTTGCAGTCACACCCTGGATGCCATCGGGTCATTAATTCGTCAAGTTCATCGTCTGAAACGTTGTTTTTAGTCTCAAGGATCTCCGCCGCGCCTTCGTGCTTAGCGCCTGCCGCAAGTTCACTCTTGTAAACTGGACCCCTTGAAACCAGCATTAGGCAAAACGCACATGTTTCTCGCCCTGTGGCCACCCGAGCAAAGCCAACGCGGCCCTTTTCGCTCCTGACCGCATTAAGCTGGAGCCTGCGACCACCATTCTCTACTTCCTTGGCAACCCTCAGAGAGGTCTCCACTACCTTTGCGTCGTCGAGGTCGATGACCCGTGCCTGTCCGAACACGGGCTTTAGTGACTCTTCCAGCCATGCAAGTTCATACGAAGGGATATCGATGTTGTGATCATCGTTCCCAAGGTGAATCTTGCGCTGGGAGTCGTAGTACTGACGAGCAAGGATGGCTGATTCGCGCCTGGCGTTGTCAACAATAGGAAACATCCCTCTTACAATGAATCTCCAGGACTGCTGAGTAAGGGGGATGCCTCTATAAGGGAGAAGAAGGTTGAGAATTAACTGTACAGCCCTAGCAGTGATGCTACGCTGTTCCCGGCTGTACTGACTTAGCTGCATTTGCGTTAGCCTGGTTGTCTAGACTCTGCTGAGTTGCATCATTCTGGAACAGCAACTGGTTCATCATAGAAACAGGGTCAGTCTTGTCCATACGCTCCATCTCCTTGATCTGAATATCCGTGTATCCCAGATCAATACGAGCCTGCTTGGTTGGGATAATTCCAGCAGCATGCAGCTTGGTGGTACCATCCGCCTTAGCAGCAAACGTAGGAGTGGAAGGATCACGCCATACGGTTTCCAGCTTGTATGCGTCTCGCGGGATTTCCCCGTCGATCACAAGCATGCCAAGCCGCATCGCTTCTTCCCACGACTGACCAAACATCCTCGACTTGCGCTCTACCTTTTTGATAAGGCGAGATTCAGCCGACTTAATAGCCTCAGCAGAAGCCGGGTTGTCAGAGGAGAAAGAAAGATACTGTGGTGGGAGACCAGTGTACGAGGCAACCTGCTTGGCAAGAAGTTCGATGGCTTCCACGTAGTTTCGTAGCTCAGCACTTTGGAACTGAGTGGCTTTGCCTGCCTCGTTCTCAAACGCCATGATGCGTGCCATGTATGCTTCCATAGCCGCGCCTGGCTTGGTGACATCCACTGGGAAGTCTTCCTCGGACACACCAAACAAAATGCGCTGCGGAATTGCCATCAGCTCAGCGGCTGACTGCAAGTTCATCATGATTCGAGAAGCAGCATCGGTGGCCGATCGCAGTTCCTTGGAAATCTCGGAAACGCCGCACCACTGGTGGATTCGGTTTCGGTTCACCAAGGGTGATACGAGTACTCGACCCAAGTCGTGCATTACTACATGGTCAATGAACCACTGAGAAGAAGAGTTCTTGCTCTGGCCTAGGTAAACCGTCCGGTCTGGTAGGAAGAGCGCTACGTATTTCTCGTTGGGGATCTCGGGGTCTTCGTACACCCTTAGGGCCGACTTAACCTTGCGAGTCCTATAATCCTGCTTGGCAATAAAATTGAACGGGCTTTCCAGCTTGATAATAGGAATGCTAGGATCTTCATCCTGGTCTTCATCAGGGGCAGAAACCGTAATGTATGAAATCCCGTGAACCAGAGTTTCTGTGTGACCAGGACCTGACTCAACGTCGAGTAGGTTAGCCTGCCACCAGTTCCTAAGCCTTTCGTCTCCCTCAGATTCATCCCCTAGACGGAAATCTTCAACGTCTAGACGCTCTTCCAGAGACGATACGTACATTGCTGGCCAACCAACAGCCGCCGTAAGGAACCGCATCTCGGGTGGAGTGGACAGCCCCAACGCCTTGAGCCTGAACGAAGCATCATAGTAAGCCTGGTTGGTTTCTAGCTCTCCCTGCTTACCATTCAGATCGGTCATTAGATCATCAATAATGGAATCATATTGAGTACTCATTAGCGTAGAAGTGTCACCCCCTTACCCTTGTTGTTCTTACTCATCAAGAACTCCTGTCGTACTGCAAAAGCAAGCACGGCACACACAGCCGCGTCAATCTTGCGACTTGAGTCCTTGGTTGCCTTGCTGATGGAAATACCAAAGTTATTTGGACGCCTTACGGCGTTATTTACGTGCCTCTTCAGGACCGGATGACCGGCATGGGCGATCTCGCCTTCATACACTGCATCCTGGAACTTCTCACAATCCAAGGTGAAGGTCTTTATATTAGACCTCATATCGAAGGCAATTGGATGCCGCTGAGACGCTTTTACCTTCATCTTACGGCCGTACTTCGCACCCCACTGGTCAACGTACGCCTCAAACTCCCGGACGTCGGCACGCATGCCGACAACATCGTAGTGGTTCATAGCCCAATCAACCGTGTCATTCACGTCTTCTCGGGGAACTTCTCCACCATACTTTTCCGGGTCCCAGATTTTGATAGGGAAAATGGCGCCGTCTTCAACCCTACAGGCCACAAGGGCTGTCCAGTCTTGTGACTTAGACCCATCGAAGCCAAGTGTGATGCGGTCTCCGAACTCAAGCCGTCGCAAACCTGGCACATATGCCTTGTCCCATTCTCGTGGAGAGATCCATGCGTCCTCGGCTGCGTTGATCTGATTGAGAAACTTACGCCGTGACTCGGTGACATCGTTACGAACGTCTAGGATGGATTCCAGGATGATATCTACATCCAGCCATTCTGCGTCACCACGTGCGATAAGAAGACCTCGACGAAGACGGCTCAGTGCCTCCTGATAAGCCTCTTCATCCTCCAGCAGATCAGCAATTTCGCCCACAGGCGTGTCAGGAGGAGCCTCAAGGGCATCATAAAGAAAGCCGTTGTCTACCGCTTCTCCTGCTTGAACTGCCTGATAAGCTTCCCAGTCCTTTTCAGCATCTGATTCTTCGCCTGGGCGATGAGCATTACAAATAGAAAGAGAGCGGCATACACCATAAGCACCCTTCGTTACGTTACCCGCGATAACGTTAGCCATCTCAAGGCCAGAGTTAGCTTCAACCCACCACTGAGTCTCGTTCTTGATCACAAACGTGGGACGCTTGCCCTCCAGTGACAGAGGGGAAGAAGTTACAGCCTCGATAAAGCAGGCGCCTTCGAACGCATCAACTCGTGTCTTGTGAATCTCCATCTTGTACTCTTCCCGCATTTTCTTAGAAGCCATTGCGGGAAACAAGGTGAAGGTGTTTCGGGTCTGGTCCTGGGACACGGCTGCCACCTGCACCCAAGCGGCAGGCTTACGCTTACCTACGGGATTTCCGTTTTCATCCCAGTGGCTGAATGCTACTGGTCCACACAGTTCGGCCAGTGACATTGCTGCGGCGAGAGGGTCTTTTCCCCATCCCTTGAGCCTGCGCAGCAGCCCATTTCGGTAGATGAATCGTCCAGAATGTGGGTCGACTGCATACCACCACAGCAAGAATCGGTATTGCTCGTGTGTGACAATAAACGGCTCTCCTGCGCGAGGTCCTGTGGGCTGGATGATGTACTCATACATCCAGTTAACGATCTGATCTCCCAGAGTTTTTTCTGGGAGGTAATATCCCCCTGACTCTAGTCTCTGCCAGGTAGGGCCGATAATGAAACTAGGTGCAGGGAGTAGAGCTGGCGAACCCATGTAAACTCCCTTATGATTGTGGAGTTCCTAGGTTCGTGATAGTTACGCTGGATGGATATGCTGAAGCATGGCCAACAGACAAGCCAGAACCTGAGGAACGGTAGAGTAGTGCTAGTGTGACAGTGCCAGACACAATGTCCCCTGCTTCCACCTTCCATTGCTGTGAAGGCAGACGCCTTGAGTTATTCTGCCAGCAATACATGCCACCATCACCATTTGTGAGTGGCGTGTTGGTGTTGGACGACTTGGCACGGAGAATTACTGGGGCACCTGGATTACTGTTGTCAATGGCGGCTAGATCGAATTCAGCGTCAGACGTGGCCGTAATGCCTAGAATCACCGATGGATTCCAGATCAGAACATCACCTGCTGATGCCGAGATTGCCAGCCGAAATGCGTCTGGGCATACGGTCCATGAACCAGACACCCCACAAGGTCCAAAGTTATTTCCAACAAACTGGCCGGTGGTTGCGTACTTCTTAGGGCCAATGATGGGCTTGTTGGTAAGGTCGTTATACGATCCGGACGTGGCCACAGATGCTAGGGAAGCTTCAAGAGCGTACTGGGTGTGAGGATCTGGCAGTGCCACGTGAGCCGCAACTGCCGAAGCAGCCGTGCCTACATTCTCTTTACCGTCTAGAGCAGCCTGAGTAGCGGTGGAAACGGGCTTATTGGCATCTGATGTGTTGTCTACGTTGCCAAGACCTACCTGCGCCTTGGTGTAGTCTCCTGATTGTGCTACAACCGCACCAGTACGGCCGAATACCGAGTCAACGGCTCCGCCCCCACCACCCGAAATGGTGATGTTGCCAGTTTCATCCGGCAACTGATGGTTTACCGACCTGACTGGTGTAAGGAGTTCCTCGGGTGGTACTACTCCAATAGCATCTGGAAGGTTCAGATTCTGATTTGCCACGATCTGAACGACCTTAGGCTTGTAATATAGCTCTGCAAGCCTGACTAGAACGTTGTAGTATCCTGCTGGTAGGGTGGCAGTGAGCTGTCCAGCCGAGACATTGATCTCATGCCTAACCGGGATGACAACCCCATCGGGGTCATCAGGGACTTCAATCTCGTTGAGAAGGAGGAATACAATCTTGCCGGTCGCAAGATTACCGGAAGGGGTGTACCACGTACCGGACACAGTCCCGGTTGGTACTGATGCTGGCAGTGGCATTTAGTAACCTACTATTCTTCTGTTTCGTCGTGAATACTTCGGTCGAACCTATGCCGACCATTTTCGCATGAACTACACCAGCCGCCCCTTGGGATGTCAGGGCTGGATGTCCAGCAACCACATTCGCAGTTGCACCTGTTAGATTTACTCATAGTAGGCCGTAGAGGAATCGAACCTCTATCTACTGGGTGTAGGCCAGTAGCTCTCCCATTGAGCTAACAGCCCATGGCATCAGGCATATCAACACCCTGACACTTGTCTGACTGGGAGGATTCGAACCTCCGACTTCCTGAATCCAAATCAGGCACGCTACCAAGCTGCGCTACAGCCAGTTTTCCATATGCGTCACTCAGATCCGACGTCACGAACTTAATCTGACGATCCGCAATCTACCCAAGACATCCACGAATGGTGCTAGTCTTCACGCGAGCGTCCCCGCTTGCAATGCATATGGTTGCTCTTCTGGAAGGACTCGAACCTTCGCTCCGCGACTTAACAGGCCGCTGCTCTGCCTACTGAGCTACAGAAGAATAAGCGCAAGTATCTCTTGGATGGGACTTCAACCCTTCGCGCTTTTGTAGTTCTGGAGGGAGTCGAACCCACACTGTACGGCACCTAAAGCCGTTGCCTCCTGCCATTGGGCTACAGAACCTTTTACCCTGCCCCTTTACAGCGTCCGGGGGCTCACACACATGCGGGTCACACGTCTCGTAGGGGGTACCACGCAAACGAGAGTGAGGACAGCAGGATTCGAACCTGCGAGATTGAGCTTATGAGACTCAAGGCTAATACCTCCGCGTTCATCCTCAGGAGAAGCAGAATATTTTCCGGCCCTCTGCTCCAAGGGCGTGTGCAGGTAGCGAATTACTGCACAAGTTTAAATTACGATCCAGGAGTCAGCTTGGTGCCACTGAGGACCTCGCTGAGCGCTTCCTTGACCTTGGCTACGTCAACACTGCCGATTCCACGCTTCGCAAGCTCTTCGGCTAGCACAGCCTCATCTACGTCAGCAACCGACCGGCTTAGTAGGGTGTTGAACATCTCGAAGATGGTCGGGCCTAGCTTCCAGTCAGCGCCTACGCCCTGGGGACGTAGATCGTAGAAAAACGCCCGGAAGAGCATGGCTAGCAGCTCCGGGTAATCCCGTTCGCGGTCTAGCATTTCGTCAATACCTCCACCACCAGTACCGCCGTAGAGCAGCCTGGCCAATTCGTCTCGTGAGCCTGGGTAGTAATCCTGGTCGAACGGGGTTGAAGTGAACTGAATCATGGCCACATTATTGCCGCCGTAGTCAGACCACGCGGACTGGGGAACCATACCAAGCGCGACTTCCCTTGGACGAGCCACGTAATCCGGGTACCAAGAACCCCACAGACGAGGTAGGCCCCTTAGATCAGGCTGACCAATTTCGTTCCAATACCACCGAGGCAAGTACAGAAAAGGGACTGTATATCCCTCGTTGCGAAGCAGATCGATCAGTCGCCTGGTGATGTCTACTCCACCACCGCCTCGTTCGACATCAATGATGATCGGGATGTCTACTGGGACAAGCTTCTTGATGAGGGCAACCTGGGACTCAGGAGAAGAAGTCTCCTGGTAATGATAGGCTGCAACCAAACAACCAGCCGCCCTTGCGTTCCTCAAGTGCTGCTGAAACAGGAGATCTTCAAACCAGTTACCCTGTGATGCCTTGATGAACGCGAAGTCCCAACCTCTGAAGTCAAAGGTCTTATTGTGATTGCTTACATCGACGCCAAAGACGCCCATTTCGTGTGCTCCTTAGCGCTGTAGGTTGAACAGGGGAGTCAGTGGAAGGAGAGGAACACCGACTCAACCCTGAAATCTGTTATTAACCATAGTTGAACATGTCACCAAGGTCATTGTTCTCGGCTAGCTTGCGGAAGTAATCCGAGATGTTCTTGACCTCTGCATCCTGGTTGGTAACGTTACGTTCGATTTCCATGCGAACCCTGCGCCTTGAACCCTCTGAAACCAGAAGATCAGTCAGCATTTGATTCACAACCGTCAGCATCTGGGCTGACGGCTTACCAGTATTCAGCAACTTGTTCAAAAAGTGGAGTGTGATCCTGAGATACTGCCAGTCTGAAGCTTCGTAGTACCTTGACTGTGCAGACTCACCGACCGACTCCCAAAAGTCTGTGATGAGAGGATGTACACCATCCCCTAGTCCCAGCTCAGGCTTCTTGACGACACCAAAAGCGTGGACCTTGTCGATGACGTTATCGTAAGGCTGCCTACCTCGTTCACTAGAACGCTTAGGCACTGGTCCATTTGCTTTGTTGACTGATGCCTGCATTTCACCTCCTGGGTGGTTATCAGGTCTTCCTGAGACCTGGATGTTTCTCTTGAGGTCGCTTCCGAAGCTCCCTCTTCCTGTAACGTTCAGAGATCCCTTCCAGGGAACTCTTCTTGCGGTGACAATCAGTGCATAGACTCTGAAGATTGCTGAGACTATGATCGTCCCCTCGGACGATGTGATCTACTTCAGTGGCCGGTTGGCCACATCGTTGACATGTATGATTGTCTCTCTTAAGAACCAGCTTCCTGAGCTGGTTCCAGTTTCTTGGTAAGCGACTTTTACGGTCGCTTCCCTTCCATTGACCTGAATTTTTCAAGTCTTACCCCTTATGCACTTCGTCTTAAGGACGAAGTGCTGTATTATGAGTCTACGTTAGTAGACGAATAATACCTATCTTATTTAATTAATGAGCCAGCTTCTTGGCTGGCTCTTACTCTAAGTAATTGTTAATTAACTTAATGTAATTATTTACTTAGGAAGAGCCTTTGAGGGCTCTTCTAACTTAGTTCATCATCAAATTAAGGTAAAAAGACAGACTCCTCACCCTCCTTTAATGGTTCCCTAGGTTCTAAGAGACCCGGCACGGTCCAAGTTGTGCCTTGCAAGGTGGAGTAGACGTAGCAGGCCCAGATCCGATACCAAGTGTGACTCAGCTCACAACAGTATCTGTGTTTTCCCAGGTCAGATTCGACCCCTACCTACGGTAGAAATTTGGTACAGGTGTACCATTTCGCCTCTGGAGTCACTCAGGACTGGGCAAACGCTATACGCACCGGCCAACGCGAGCGCGGGGGAGGGTACACCCCCCTGGGTCCTCCTGTCAAGTCACGGTTGTGTAACCTTCCCATAGCACACCCCACACGTGTCTGTCTACCCCTCCCACACAACTGCTACTCACCTCACACTCACGTAGCACCACTGGACACACCACACACCCTGTGCTATACGCGTGCACACACCACTCCTCTACCCAGTGTCCTAGCCTGCCCTGCACACACGTACGTAGTGCCGTCTGTAAGCCTCATACAGCCACGTTCTACCCTTGCCTGGTGTAAGGACCTAGGTACGGTTGTATGGACGCTTAGAAGGGCTCTCAGAGGCCGTTTCTGCCAGCCCCTCCCTTGGAAGGCCCTTTACTGTGACGGCGCTCACAAACACGAGACAGGAACCTTTGAGGTCGCCTAGTGTTCTCCCTGTCAGCAACACGACACCACAACTCAAGGGCCGACTAAGGCAGGACGGCAACCCGCAAGGGGAGCTGGATGGCTGGTAGTCCAGGGGTTGACAAGGGTGCTAGTGTGGGACACAGCAAGCAACAACTACATCCCCTCGGGCTAGACCGGGGCAGCGCGCTTGAGCTAGCACAGCGACACAGCGTGTAGGCGCCCAAAGTTAGTCCGAACGGCGGTACCAACCGCTTGACACGGGGTGCTAAGCTTGCTTCAGCAAGGCAGAGACCGGATGAGGGCTCGATCGCCGGAAGGCGAAGGAACTCAGACCACTTGAACCCAGGACTGCGGTCCACCAACACATAGGTACCTGGCCACCGGAAGGCCAGGAGTGAGCAGCCCGTAAGGGTGCCTGTTTGAGGTGACTTGTCCCTCTTGACTTGTCCAGGCAGTAGCTAACCCGCGAGGGGAACCGCTTAGCTCATTGGTGGGGCGTGGATGTGAAGCGCAACCGAGTTGTATCAATAGCTTGGTTTGATCAACCACTAACTCTGTACTGCGACTTAGGTCAAGGTATGGTGTGGAGGGTTGATCATTCCTGGCTATTGGAACACGAAAGAGGTTTGACATGGGCAAGAAGAGCTTCCTGGTCACCTGTCTGGCATCCCTGCTCATGTGGGCGCTCCTTGGGGCGATTGCACTGGGCATTGCAGGTGCGGCAGGATGGGTGCAGGAAGATGACACCCTGTTCAACTGTCACCTCATGGGCGACATGCACTGTGGTGATGGAGTGCCATGGCATGGCTTCGTTAACTTCTGAGTCTGCAAGGTGATCCTAGAAGGTTTGATGTCTAGGGTTGCCTTGTTAACTCATAAGGAGAAGGCATGATCAAGGTTCAGGCTCTTTCAAGAGAGTTGGTTGACGGCCACCCTGCGGGTGGTGCCCACTTCTACTGGGAGCCCGGTTCAAGGGTTGTCCTGGTTCAAGAGTGGGAGCACAGAGCGTCTGGTCCAGTGTGGGATCAGGTTGTATCCGACCCCATGGCGGGTACCGATCTGTGCGTGTACATCAAAGAGTGTTGGGACCACTACATCATCGTTGATGTGGAGGAAGAGCACTGCTAGTGGCTTGTGTGATCCGTGTTGTGTCTAGTGCGCAACACGGGTTGCATTCTCTACTAGGAGGTTTGAATCATGAACATGATTCAGAAGATGTATGACTGCGCTGTTCCTGTGTATGAAGGCGTGGTGAGGGAGTATCAGGTCTCCGCATGGATGGCCATGGGCTCCGACACGGTCAACATCCGTTTGAGGGATGACGTCGTGGGTTGGTACGAACTCACAGGGATTCAGGTCGAGAAGTTGTCCGACTATGCAAGAGCTGGTGTCAAGACCATGGATGACCTGATCAGATATCTTTACTGGGTCATTCCTGCTTGATCTGATTGTATGAGGGATGAGTGTGACATCCCTTGTATTGTTAGATCAACGGAAAGGCATGAGATGGATCGCATTACAAATGTCGACCTCGACCTCACATTTGAGACGTTGGTGAGGTGTGCACAAGGTGCAGGCGTAAACACAGAGGGTTGGTACTTTGGCCAGCCCTTTGGGTGCTTGTATCAGGTCATTCGGAAGACAGATACCGGCACACAGCGTGTCTCACGTGACTGGGCAACCAAACGCGAAGCATTCAATGGAATGCAAGACATGATCCAAGCGTTTACGCTGATCTAGATTGAGTGCATTAAGGGATGAAGGAAAGAAACTTCCTTTGTTCCTTTGTACACTCGATTTGGAGGTTTGCATGAGGTTTCAGCACGATTTCGTGACCCACGATGGTGGCACGGTTTCTTGGGTGTGGGATAACCTCACTCAGGACTTCGTGCGGGATGGCATGGGGTCGCGGGTGCAGTTCGATTCTGTTGGTGAAGCCATGAAGGTGGAAACCATCATGAACCAAAGGGTTGAGCGTCCCGAGCTGACCCGTGCAGACGGCAAGCTGGTTTCTGTCTGAATGTATTGCCTGGTTCTCATGTATTACATGAGGGTTGGGTTGTCCATTCAGAAAGGGACAGAAGACATGAAAAAGCGTTGGGCGCTGTTCACCAAGCTCAGGAATGGTGAGGAGCATGTCACTCCCCACGAATGCACGTGGCTTGAGATGGAGAAGCACGTCAATCGGTTGAGGATCATCAATGGTCCGCGAGGCATCAAATACAAGTACATCGAACTGAGGGATGTAGAGGCGTGACCAAGACTGCTGGAATCGAGTTCATCCGTAACGAGATGTACTGGGACAAGTACGACCCTTGGGCAAGCGTCATGGGTGCCTTGTCCGATCTCTCGGAGGCTTGGTATGGATTCTCTGATGAATGCCTCCCAGGGTACCGGCCATCTCCATTGTTCAAGATCGACGACTGGGAGACGGAGCGTACAGCACGGCTGTATGGTGCCATGGTGAATGGGATTGTGACTGAGTCCGATGTCACCTATTGGTATCAGGTTCTTGATCGGATGTATGGCCTGGTCATCCTTGCAGGGAGGGACTACTGATGTTCATTATCAGAGCCTTGGTGTCGTGGTACTTGACTAGAGAAAATATCGCATGGCAGGACCCTGTCTGTGGGTGCTTGAGGTCGCCTGACGTGCAGATCCCTTCTCCTTGCCCTGTTCACAATTGAATAATGAAGCCCCAGGGTGTGATGGTAGCACAACGTCAGAAAAAGGCGGAGGATACGGTTCGATTCCGTACAGGGGCACTACAGCTCATCAAAAGGTGAGCTGAAACCAGGTCGGGGGACCTTAACTCAAAGGATTGAGTAGAAATGGAGCGTAAGAGGACATCGTTCAAAGAGTTGGCCAGTGAGGTTTTTCCTCGCGTCTTGAAACAGGCCAATAGGGCAGGACTGGTGACCATTGGGTGGTCGCTTGGTACTCCTAATGGAACAAAACTGTTCTTGCGTGATGGAGAGGACAATCTTTGTAACGGTTGGGCCTCTACGCATGATGCAAAGGTCGGCTTAGAGGGCATGGAGTGTGCCTTCAGGCTGGTAGCGAAAGGTTTGAGGGCACAGTGATCGAACTTCCGGACGACATTTTCGACTGGTACATGGGTTTGGACGCACGGGAAGATGAGTACCAGGACCGTCAAAGGGTTCGCAAGAATCGTAGGGCTAGGCAGGAACGTAAAGCGTTGATCGAGGCTAAGAAGGGGAAGACCAATGCGTGAAATCGTGGACCCGTTCAAGGGCATGCCCTACTCGGCTATCCTGGACTCTCTGACCGGCGACCGCCGCAAGGCATACCGTGAGGCTGTTCCTCCGCTGCGCAGGATCGCGGGCACTGGAAAGGCTTCGTGGGATGCCGAGATCGGAAGGTATGTCGTCTGATGGAAATCGATGACCTGTACACGTGGGCAGACGATGACGATTTCTATGGGTGGGATGACACCTACTACGAGCCTCTTGAGTGGAGGGACGTGTGAGCCTGGTGCACCTGTCTCAGGAGGAATTGAACAAGCTTCGTCCTGAACAGGTAGTCAATCACTACGCAAATGAGCTTGGGCGTATGTATGTGGAGCGTACGGCCGGACCCTTCAGCTTCACGGGGTTACTTAATGAATTCCACATTGTCATAGCAAGGATGTAAATGCAGCTAGTAGTAACGTATGACCCACTTGGAACGCCTGATCCTCATCTGGTCTATGAGGGTCCCAGCATTGATTCGATGAGGGATGCCATGGTCGCATGGATGACCGAACGAGGTGATCCTGAGGACCATCAGGCCAGGGTGTTGAGGTGGTTTGACGGGGTACGAAAGTACATCGTCAAGGGCAAGGAACCTGAGCTGAACATCTTCAAGGATGAAACCTCCTTGGAGAAGTGGAAGGTTCTACAGGTGGTAGGATCTTGACGCTTTGAGAGCGCATCGGCCGTAAAGGTCGGTGCGTTCGACTGAACGTCAAGACAGGAGAAAGCAATGAGCGAGCCTACCCTTATCAAGGTCTGCACTGTGTGCGTCCAGCTCATCGCCAACGGTGAGTACAATGATGGTACCGATGCCGCAGAGAAGTGCGCAGAAGGTCAGGTGCGTATTTGGGGTGACAACGCGTCTGCGATGTGCATCGCAGGGTGTGATGAGTACTCTCACTGCACCATTGATGAGGACCACGAATGCGAGTCTTTCGAACAAGGGTTCTCGTGGCAGTCGTGTGAGGGTTGCGGAGACGAACATGGCGGTGACCGCTACTTGGTTGCTGTGTTCGAGAAGTAGGAAAAGGGGCGTCACACAAAGTGTGGCAGGAAAGGCCAGGAAGTGATGAATAGTCAACCCCTGGACGCCCCTAAGTCCCCGTAGCACAATTGGATTAGTGCACAGGTCTCCTAAACCTGGATGGTCCGAGTTCGAATCTCGGCGGGGGCACTCGGAAAGACACCAAACAAAGCATTGGAGAAAGAAATGACGACTGCAATCAAGCTCTCTGAGGCTCAGGTCAAGGCTCTGTTTGAGATCCACGCAAAGGTTGCCAAGAGCCTCATTACTGCTCGTAAGAACACGATCCAGTCCCTTGTTAAGGCTGGTCTTGTGGAAGAGGGTGAATGGGCAGGTGAGCCGTCCTACCGACTGACCGACCAGGGCTTTGATGCCATTGGTGAGCCCGTGGTGGATCGTGAGAAGGTGGCTCAGATTCAGGAGATCGAGGAACTGCAGTCGGTTGTTGAGCATGACTCGATTGAGGAGGCGCTTGACCACATCGATACCCAGAAGTGGGAGCACACTAAGAAGGCCATTGCTGAACTGTCTGGTGGCGGTGAGCAGGGTGACACGGTGATTGAAGATGAGGCACCATTTGCCGATGGCATCGAGCGCTTCCAGGATTGCTGGGCCGACTGGGAGAAGGAACTGGCTGGATTTGGTGCCACCCTCGATTGGCGCAGTACCCAGGTGTGGGATGGTCTGACCGCTGAGGAGATCCGTGCCGATATGGACACGGCTGCACCCATCAACCGAGAGGCCCGTCGCCGTGGTGCCAAGCTGACCCGGAAGCTGGTCAAGGCATTGACTCGGGTGGGATGATGGTCCCATGAGAAACAACTGTGAGGGGTGCGGAGCCACAATCCAAGACGGAGCTAGGTTCTGCCAGAGCTGCATTAACAAGAGATGAGGGAAACGGATGAGCCGTAGGATGGCTCTGTTTGGGGCTGTAGTGGCCTCTGCGGCACTTTTAGCCCTTGGGGGGTGTAAGGACACCGGAGAGGGTGGTAGACCGGCTCTGAAGCGAACTCAGACCCCAGAATATGACTGCCGCAAGTCTGCACTGAAGTTGTGTGAGGTCCCGCAGAAGGACGGAAAGATCGTTCTCTACTGCTATAAGGGACCGTGGCCTCATACCGTACAGAACAGGTGGGAGTGCTAACCATGGGAGGAAAGCAACCGAAAGACCCCAATCCCTTTCCACCCCGGAGTGATGCTTGTCTCATGTGCTGTGGGACCAAAACCATAGAAACGGGAAACCGCAGAGTGGTGCAATGTCCTGCATGCCAGGGGACGGGATTGAGATAACTGAATAACAATTGAATAGCACCAAGTGACAAGAGGCCACGATATGCGGGGTCAAACGGCTTGGTGCCAAGGCAAGGATGCTGGGCATAGCGCTGGCTGTAAACCGGTGCGTGGAAGGTTCGATTCCTTCTCTTGCCACTAAGCACAAAACCAAAAACAAACTATTAAAAGGAGAAAGACATGGCTAAGATCTTCAAGATGGTGGATGATCTCGACGGCGTCACCGATGCGGAAATGACCCTCCAGTTCGGACTGGACGGCGAGACGTACGAGATTGACCTGGGTGACGAGAACTACGAAAAGTACCGTTCGATCCTTGAGCTGCTGGCATCGTCCGGTCGAAAGGTTGAGCGTCCTATCGCCATGAAGCGGGGTACTCAGGCACGTAAGTCGCTGGGGAACAAGCCTGCGGGTGGGAACACCGCTGAGATTCGTGAGTTCCTCCGTGGTCTTGGCCACCCTGTTTCTGATCGTGGTCGTATCTCAGCCGACCTGATGAAGCTGTGGGAGTCTCGTGAGGTCATCACGGAGTCCAGCGTGAAGGCCCCGGAAAAGCCCGTTCAGACGGTTAAGAGCGTGACTGCGGCTGAGGTCCAGGACAAGGTTGACGCCCTGCCTGAGGACGATGAGGACACCAAGGCTGAGCAGGCCGTGATCGCGCGTGTCAAGAACGTGAAGCCCAAGCGTGGTAGCCAGAAGACGGCAGTCAAGCCGGAGTTCTCGGAGCTTCGTGAGGTTCTGAGCCTTGAGGAGGGTAAGTGATGACTACTTCCTACTCTCCGGCCATCCATCACGGATCGGGTACCGAGCTTTACTTCCGTGAGGTCTTTAACCTCTACCCTCAGGTGGACGAGCACGAGTTTGCCACTGCCTACGTCAACTATGTTGAGAAGACTGGACTGCGACCCTCCGTCTGGTATGCGATGGACAGGTTTGCATTGGATGGGGTGATTGCGTGAGCAGTGATATCAAACCCGATGACTGGGTCTACTTGCACGAGAATTTCAATTTCGACAATGTTTTTCACGTTGAAATGGTGGATTCATTTGGTCGAGTGAAGATCAGTACATGGGTGGAAAGGGAAGCGGTCATCCCGTTTGTGATGAAATAATGGCATGCTGGCACAAATGGGAAAAGGAATGGCGTGATGGTAACGCCGTGTGGAAGCTCTCGGAAATTGTAGCCGAGCAGTGGAAGCGATGCATCAAGTGTAAGAAGGTAAAGATGAGGCGGGTTACACCGTGAAGTCCGCAGAAGAGTGGGGTGAAGTGGCTACGAATCACGTCAAATATCGTAGCCCTTCACAACTCAATCAATACCAAAGGTGCCCATACTCGTACTACCTCGCTCGGCGTGAACGGGTATGGGAAAGGCCCGCCGCGTGGCTTGCCCATGGAACAGCAGTTCACAGGGCTGTAGAGCTGTGGGAGCAGTCGGGTAGGGTGATGACACCCGATGAGACGGTTCAGGCGTTCAGCGACTCATACAGGGCCGAAATCAATGCTCTTTTGAAGGAGAACCCCAACCCAAAGTCATGGTTCGCGTCTGGACCGTACGGAGGGCTGAAAGACATCCCCAGGAGGGCGGAGGTCGGCAAGGAGCACGTGCTAAACGTTCTCAGGTTCTACCGAGAGCACCCTGATATGAAGCCCTGGGTGGACCCTAGCGGTAAGATGTGGGTTGAGAAGGAGTTTAAGGTCAAGTTCGGTGACGTCGAAGTCGTGGGCTATATTGACGTGGTTATCGACGAAAAGCCTGTTGACTACAAGACAGGATCGACCCCCGGATTTGAGGAACAGCTTGCCACATACGGCGGTGTCCTGTACTTGGAGTGGGATATCCCTTTCACCGAAGGTTTCTTCTTCCTGGCAAGGGCAGGCAAGCCGACACGTCCCTACGATCTGACGGGGTGGTCTATCCAAAGGCTCACCGACGTTTATGGTGAGCTAGACGAGAACATCAAGGGTGAAAGATTCGATCCTACCCCGTCACCCGATGTGTGCGGGCGATGTCCGGTCAGTACATCATGCGAATTCGCACAGATTGGATAGGAAATGCGACACATTAGGCAAGACGGCTTGCTTTATCTCTGCGCAGAAGACCTGGCTTTGGTCATCCTGAACATTGCTGATGGTTTGGCTGAAGATCCGTGCATGACTGCACGGGAAGCGTTCGTTGCTTCGTACGTTGCTGAAAGGCTGGGTTACGCTATCGTCGGAGGGAACCTGCTTGAGCATAACATCACTGTGGAGGACATCGGTGGGTAGGAAAGAAAGCCTTCAGGCAGCTCTGGCTAATTACCTGGCACAGTTGGCAGCAAATAAGCTGCGTATGCGAATGATTAAGGAAATGCATCCTTTGACATGGTGGGCCATGCCTTCTTTCTGGAAGGCCGACGCACGTCATCATCACGCGTTCAAGAACGTGATTATTGCAAGGCGAATGATTGCGACAGACGAAGCCAACGGGAGGTAGCATGCGTTCGATGATTGTGGGCTCTCATGCCCTGAAAGCTTTGGGGGTCTGCAATCGGGTCCCCAAGGACATGGATGTATGGACCGATATTGAACTGGATGGTCTGAGCGCAGAGAGGGCTGATGCCTTCTGGCACCCAGGACTGGCTGAGATCGTCCCTGAGACGTTGGATTGGTCATACCCATCCCTTGACCTCATGTACACCATCAAGCTGTCACACTCGCACTGGGAGCTGAAAAACGGCTCATGGCAAAAGCACATTTACGACATGATGAGGCTGAAGGAAGCCGGTGCCAAGCTTGACATGGGGGCCTACAAGGTCCTCTATTCCATCTGGGAAGAGCAGTACGGCAAGAAGGTGATGAATCTCGACCAGGACAAGACGGAGTTCTTTGACGATGCTGTGCGACGCATGTACGACCATGATTCGCTCCATGAGTCGGTTGCCTTCGGAGAGCGACCCATCTACGAGGAGATCCTTCGGGACGGGGCTTCGGTGGATGTTGATAGCCGCAAGCTGTGGGCACTCCCGCACGAAAGGATTGTACAACTCTTCACAGAAGAAATCTGTGTGACTGCCCTTGAGCGGATTGTAATCCCCAGGAACTACCAGACTTCTCCTGGGGCAGCATATCTTTGGGCCTTGAGGCGCACGGTGACCTCTCTGACCAAGGGCAAGTCTTCTCGGTTTATCCTGGAGAATATCGAGGAGTTCATCAAGCCCGATCCTGATTATGTCCAGCGGCACCTGTCCAAGGCAGATAGGTTGGTGAGACTGTGAACTGCCAGCACACGATGGTCAGTCAAGGAGTGTGTAATTCATGTGGCACGCCGTCTTCTGAGTTCGATCTGAAGGAAGCGTTGGTGAGACCGTGAATAATAACAATGCACTAGCAGTGGTTTTTGTCGGCCTTGTTGCCATTCTGATCATCTTTTTTGGGACAACCTGGAGCACGTTGAGCCAGGACACCGCAAAGATTATTCAGACATGTAAGGAGATCAGGTGAGATTTTTGAAGTCGTGGGCAGAGTTGTGGTGGTGCTGGAAGCACATGGAGTACGACAGGTGTCCGGCTAACCCTAATCGGTAAGGAGAAAAATGGCAGTAGTGGTAAGCACCAAGAGTTATTCGTCGTGGACTGGCTCCAATGATGAGCCATTCAATGACGGTCCTTATAGTGGTTTCTCACACGAATGTAGGTCTTACGATGGCTGTGAGGTCACTTACCTTGCAGACGACGACCGGGCACAAGGCAGGTTTGGGTACTGGTCGAAGAAGTTCGATGTAGACGCCAAGCCTGGGGATGTCGTATTTGTGGTTGTGGTGGTGTACTCGACTGGCGGAACCTTCGGACGCGATGAGGGCTGCACCGAGGTAGTGAACGTTTACAAGGACCCCAAGCAGGCCAAGAAGGTGGCTAAAGCCATCGAGGACAATTCGCAGTTCTGCCCAGGAAGCAGCTACAACCCTCCTCGGAGCTACACAATTGAGGTTGACGGAGAATCGATCTACTGCGGCTCCTGGGTCGGGTATTTCGAAAGCCTCGACAGCGTACATGTTGAAACGGAGATTGTTCAAGCATGAAGGCACGTGACTACACCGCTGAATCTCGTGTGTATGAAGGTCTACGTCACATCGTCCTCCACTCACAACGAAATTGGTTGGAGGAGTACCCGGCTATCGAGGCCATGCCTGTTGGCGAGTCGGTAGACACCGAGTATGGGACAATCACCAAGGTTGACCAGAACCTTTCTCATTGCTTCGATTTCGATTACAACCATGTTTGGATGATCTTCGAGATGGATGGAAGGTATTTCAAGTACACAGGGTGGAAGTCGTCATACGGCACTTCTCACTGGAATGACTGGGTCGAGGAAGTCCAGAAGAAGGAAGAAACGAGGGTATTCTATGAGTGACAAGTGTCCCACCTGCGGTCAGCTTACAGTGGGCAGTAGCCTCAGTGACATCGAGCGTGCCCTGAGGACCTACGACGACAATGGTACAGGCTACATGTGGGCGTTCTGGGAGAGGTACAGTACGACCACAGACAGTGAGTACTTTGTGCCAGGATTGGGAACTGTGAAGTTCCTGGAACGTAATTACCAGAACGAGAGCAATATCTACATGGTGTGGGAAGTCAGGGGTGACTACTACAAGGTTTCTGGGTGGTATTCGTCTTATTCTGATTCCACCTGGGACACCTTCTCGAAGGTAGAGCGAAAGACAAGGAGTGCTTATGTCTACGAGTGAGTGTGTTAAGTGTGCAGTGCACGAGGTTGCAGACTCAAATCATGGCTGGGAGGGGGTCGAGGATGCAATCACTCACGGCAGGCGAGAGTTTGGTGACTTCACAGTGATTGACTGGTTCTTCGATCCAATTCCAGACGAGTACTATGGAGAATTCTCCCAGGGTCACGAAGGTCGGTTGTTCGTTGTCTTCATGCACAACACTGAGGACAGGTTTTTCCGCAAGGAGGGTACCGGCGATTCTTACGGACGCCACTACTGGAACGGAAGCGTGAAGGAAGTATTCCCCAAGCGCGTTGAGAAGGTCGTCTATGAGTACACGTTTGAGAAGGAGGACTGAAATGGGTCGAATGAAGAGGGTCCAGAAGACCCGTCCGGTGACTAAGACGCGTCTGGTGCCTGGTAGTGATGGAAGCTACGCCACTGAGGTCTACACGGAACAAGAGACTTATTGGGACACTGAGTATGTGACTGGTCCTGACTCCTATGGCTCCGACTTTGGAGGTTCTTCCTATGAGTGACAGGTACAACGAAGAACTGGTAAAGCCACTGGCAGAAATGTCGGTAGGCGAGGTCGAGGCATTCCTGGAGTCATACGAGTTCTATTCCCCGCCCTGGACTGGCTACAGGGGAAACCAGTACCCAGAGTCCTGGGACAGTGGGTGGCATAGCGTTGAGCAGCACGCATCTTACAAAGAAGGGCATACAACGCCTATCGGTGTGCTGACTCTGGTGGATTCCTATGGTGGTGAAGGGCAGGGTGACGATTACTGGATGATCCTTAGCCTGACTCAGGGCGATGTGGTGCGTACATTCAAGATGAATGGGTACCACGTCTCTCATGATGGCTCGTACTACGATGGTCCGTTTGTTGAGGTAACGCCGAAGCTCAAGACCATTACCGTGTGGGAAAAGGCGTAAGGAGAAGTAATGGCATTCCAGGGTAAGATTAAGCCTGGAACTGTGGGCCTGGTTTCTGCTCTTGCCCTGGTAATCTCAGGCTGCACTGTAGCTCCTGCTGATGCAGATGAAATTGGTGTTTGCATCGACCCAAAGACAAACCAAAGGGTAGATGACGACAAGTGCTCTGACGGATACGAGGGTTGGGAGTCGGATGATGGCTCCGTATGGTTTTGGTACTCGACGTCGTCTGGACATAGCGCACCTCCGGTTGGTCAGAAGGTAACTCCATCTCACGGATACACTGGGGCTCCCAAGTCCAGCTACTATTCACGTGGTGGAGTTCCCACAGGTGGATCAGTCATCAGTAAATCAACCATTGCTCGTGGCGGATTCGGTTCGGGGTCTGCTGGAAAGTCATCAGGAGGATAGATGGACATTGAGGATCTTGTTTCACTGATTTATTTGATTGGTTGTTTCATCGCTCTGTTCCCCATGTCCTATTTCTTTGCCAAGGACTTTGCGGTTGGGAAGCCGGACACCGGAGACCTGGTTGCTGGCATCGCAGGTGGGTTTTGTGTGTGCTGGTTTTGGCCCTTGGCCATTCTTGGTGTACCCGTCTACTACGCACTAAAGCACTGGGAGTAATTATGACAACGTACTTGGATGAGATCCTAGATCCAAGTCTTCTTGGTGATATGCTTGAAGAAGGGTACATTCAGGTACGCTATCATCCTGAGTTCCCTTATGCCATCTATTGCTACACCAAAAAGACGATGTGGGATCGTGAGTGGAACAATGTCACTCGAATCTGTAGGGGTCTGATCGTCAACGAGGATACCTCGGAGATTATCGCACGACCTTTCAGGAAGTTCTTCAACTATGGAGAGCCCTCAGCACCCGTTTTTGGACCTTCGGACCTCGTAGAGGTAACCGACAAGATGGACGGAAGCCTGGGCATCCTTTATTCGACTCCTGAAGGGCTGGCGATGGCGACCAAGGGTAGTTTCACCTCAGAGCAGGCAAAGTGGGCCACCGAGCATCTCAGGGCCGAATACGGCCACACTGAGTGGCAGCCCCAGCCTGGGGTGACGTACTGCTTCGAGATCATCTACCCTGAGAACCGGATCGTACTTGATTACGGAGATCTTGAGGCATTGAGGCTTCTTGCCATTATCGACAACAAGACTGGCAGGGATGCTGACATCGATATGTATGATGACCCATTTGCATACCAGGATTGGCTTGGACGAGGCACATTCGAGAATATGTCTGTTGGATGGAATCGTCCTAACAAAGAGGGAGTCGTTCTAAGGCGTCTGTCTGACGACGAAAGGCTGAAAATCAAACAGGAAGACTACATCGAGCTTCACAAGGTCATGACTGGACTGAACGAACGTCAGTTGTGGGAGTGGTTGTCTGAGGGCAAAAACGTCGACGACATCTTGCGGGATCTCCCAGAGGAAATACACTCATGGGCTAAACCAGCCATGATTCATCTGTGTGACTTGTTTCTCAACCTAAAGATGAAGCTTAGGCAGGCATGGGTTGAGTCGAGATACATGGACCGTAAGGAGTTTGCCCTGTTTAACGCAGGCAAGGACCCAGTGATTAAGGGGGCTTTGTTTGCTAAATATGATGGCAATGAGGCTCGTGTAGATGAGATCTTGTGGAAGGCGTTGAAGCCGTGAGCAAGGCCAGGGTAAAAAAGAAGCATAAGGATGGATTTCCAGTCATCCAACGATGGGATAGGCTATGGGAGAAAAGAAACATCACTGATGCTACTTACGGTATTGGGACGTTTCGTGGACCCCAGGCAGCTGTGAAATACTCAAAGTGTAAGGTGTGCAAGGGCAACCCGCACCATGCACCAGATTTCGTGTGGCAAGGATACGACGCAATCAACAGGAGGATGTTTGAGTAAATCAGGCAAAACGTCCTTCTACCAAAAAGCGGTGTCCCAGTCCTCAAGGCTGAACAAGGGAACAGGCGTCTCCTTTGATCACTTCAAGAAGGAGATGATGAAACAGATTTTTGCAATGAAACTTTCAGGTAAACCTGACCAGGAAATTTTAGACTACATCAACTCACTGATCGAAGGAGAGAAAAAGAAGTGACTTACCGAGTGATGGCAATTCATGACGAGCACTCCAGCCCTACCGGAGATGTCTTCCGGGTGGACGACAATGGTGATATGGACATTCAGCTCCTGAGTGGAGACTGGATTTCCAGCAAGGTGATCGGCATCCCTAACTTTGCTTACCTTCAGTCTTATGTCCAGCGCACCGCAGGTGCCTACATTGAAGATGTGGTGATCGAGAATGCCTAAGAACATCAAGCTTCTCCAGGAAACCCTCGCTTTTATCCAGGCTAACCCTGATAAGCACTCTCAGGGAGACTGGGTGGACCCGGCTACTGAGGCGTGTGAGACTACAATGTGCTTTGCGGGGCATGCAGCAATTCTGGCGGGTGGGACGTTCAACCGCGAGATTTTTGGTGAATTGTGGGAATGGAACGTCGACGAGGAAACCGGTGAACATGTCCACGCCGAAGAAGGCTGGGATGAAGGACTTCCTGACGGCGTTGTCCACGTTTCGAAGTTCGCTCAGAATAAGCTTGGGTTGACCTTCGACGAGCGTTCTTACCTGTTCGCGGGCAACCGATCTCGGGTGGAAATTGAAGAGGCGGTTGAGAAGTTTTCTGAGGGCAAGTCGGTTGTGTGGGACGACAACCACTGCGAGTGGATTTGGGTCTAAAGTGAACCGGTCTGTATTGTGAAGGAGAAGAAATGACCAAGAACATTGAGTTGCTGAGCAAGGCTATGGATCGGATTCTGGAGAATCCTCAGAACCACGATCAGACCGCGTGGATCGCCCGAAAGTATGACGAAGCGGGTGGGATCTGCGGTACTACCATGTGCCTGGCAGGTCATGTTGCTGTTCAGGCTGGTGCTCAGATGCCCAACCCCCTCGATCTTGATTGGGATGGTGCCTGGTACCTCGACAAGCATGGCAAGATGCGTAGTTACCATGAGATCTGGAATGAAGACGAGGATTACACCAATCCGGATGGAATCCGTGAGGTTGCATTCTGGGCAGCTGATCAGCTTGGTTTGACCTACGAGGAGCGTGAGTATCTCTTCTTCTACTTTGGTGATGCAGACGGACTGAAGAAGAGGGTGGCTAATGTCATCCAGGCTTGGGAAAAGGGTGAAGACTTCGTGCCTTCTTGGGAGGATGTTGAAGACTGATAAGTCCAAAGTGGACCGACAATAGGATCAAACTTTTTGAAGGAGGGGATTGACCAGTGCGTTATTTTCGACTTTTCGACAAGATGTCTCCAAGGGGTGGAGATCTTTACCGAGTTGACCCAGAAACGGGTGAGACTTGGATGGTTACGGACATGGATGAGGGACCGCTTCCCGCGTTTGTTGTGTCGGCTAAGCTGACCGGGACGACACAGTTTTTCCAGCTCATGGATTACGCATCCAAGTACGGTAGCATTGAGGAGGTAGAATGCCCGGTAAGCTGACCATTACGGTTGGACTTCCTGGTTCGGGTAAGACCTTTTTCGCACGAAGGATGCTAGCCCTTGGGCATTGCGATGAGATCATTTCTCGTGATGATCTGAGGGCTAGCCTCTTCAACGGCGAAGGGATTTTGTCCAACGTAGAGGAGTCCCGAGTCACTGAAGTTCAGAAGAGCATTGTCAAGGATGCCCTTAGGGCGGGTAAACATATTGTTGTCCATGATCTAAATCTTCGTGAAAGGTACCGGAAGCTGTGGGCGACCGTTGCCCGTAACTTGGGCGCTGAGTTCGAGATTGTGGATTTGACACGTGTTGCGTCCCTGGAGTGCATGTCCAATATCGAGATGCGAGTCCTTGAAGGTGGACGGCACGTTCCTGCAAACGTGGTTCAGGAACTTCATGACAAGTTCATTGCACCATTGAATGGTCAGCCTGTTTCGTACCCCAACGTTGCGATCGAGCCTGTGAGGTTCGAGTCCTACGTTTCACGCCCTGATTTGCCTTCTGCCATCATCGTGGACATTGATGGTACGATTGCATCTCACGAAGGTGTTCGCAGCGCCTACGACGCTTCTAGGTACCAGTACGACGTGCCCAAGAAGGACGTGGTTCGATTCGTCCAGGATCAGCACTACAAGCTGGGACATCAGATCGTGTTCTGCTCTGGTAGGCGAGATATCTACCGCGATGTAACTGAAGAGTGGATTTTCGAGCACGTCAAGGTCCCATTCCAGCTCGTCATGCGGGAAGATGCAGAACGTGATGATTCGGTGGAAAAGTACCTACTGTTCGACAAGTACATCCGCCCCTACTACAATGTTTTGTTTGTCCTTGACGACCGTGATAGGGTTGTCAAGATGTGGCGTCAGATTGGACTGCTCACCTTTCAAGTCGCGGATGGAGATTTCTAGTGGCTAGGTTCGAAAAGAAACAAGTTGGGGACAAGTTCAAAATCAGAGACACTCAACGTGAACGTTGGGTTGGCGATGGGAACGGTCGACAGATCAGCATGGAAGACGAAGATCGGATCGACAACATCACTGATATCATGAACAAGCGAGTCGAAGGGGAGTGGCACGAGTAATGGGCAGACACAGACCAAATATTGAGACCGACCATGACGACAACACGACCAGGATTTATGGGGTACTTCCTGAGGTACCGCCCATTGTTAAGCCTGACGTTGATGCGCCTGACCACATTGCAGAGTCGTCTAACAGTCGTTCTTCCCACCCCGAATACTTCTAAGGAGAGAGCCAATGAATCCCACTAAGTGGTTTATGATTTACTGGAACATTGCTGCTGTTCTGGGCACCCTGGTTCTTCTCGCAATGTTCGGCAATGTCATCGGCACCTTGTCGGCAGAGTTCTTGGGTTATGTGAGGGGGCTTACGGGTGTCTAAGGAAGTTGACCTACTCCTTGACCTAAGGCATTTCGTGGAAAACGAAGCGTTCGACTACGATCCTTATGTCATGGAGACCAGGATTATCGAAAAGATGGACGAAATATTGAAGGAGATTACTAATGGCAAAGGCTAGCATTGCAGACAACGCCCTTGTTGGGTTGGCGGTCACCCTGGCAGCTCAGCACCTCGACAACCTTGCGCAGGCGGCTGAAAAGGGGCAGGTCTTCACCAACAAAGAGCTTCACGACATCTTCCGCAAGTTTGAGGACTTGATGGATGGCCTGAGCGAGTTCTTTGTCCAGCAGGTGAGGGAGGACAAGTGAGTGACACCTTTGCACGTCGACTTAATGCGGAATTGATGGCAGGGATGCTTGAGGTTGCCGCTATGGCGGCTAGGATGGATGCAGAGGAGATTGAAATTGGAGTCGCACCCACCTACCCTCCGGAGGTCCTTGTGAAGTTTCTGCGAGATCTGGACAAAGCACTGACTAACGCGGCTGAGTGCATTAGGTTTGCATTGGACAACCCCAATGTCTGAGTACAAGGAAGTCCTGTTCAAGTGGGCTGAGAATAAGATGCGCTCTTTTCAGCAGCCCATCAAGCGCATCCTCAAGGTAGATTTCGAACCTTATGACTGGTCTGGGGGCTGCCCAAGCTGTGGCAGTGATGATGGTATCGACATCTCCATTATGTATGAGGACATCAATGGAGCGATTGATATCATTGACAGCCGTGATGGTAAGTATTACTTCACCGACAACATGGCATCCCTTTTGATGGAGCTGTTCAAGATCGCAGAGGAGGAAGAGAGTGGGCAAGGACAGGGATCTGAGCACCACTAAGGGAAAGGCAGACCGCCTGAACGAGCTGGTTGCTCAGGGTAAGACCACTGAAGAGGCAACCGATCAGATTGCGGATGAGTGGGTGCAGCAGTTGGAGGAGGATGAGTAAGCTTGTGGACTCTTAACCAGTCCGCAGGTGTGAGGGGCAGTGCGGGGCAGCCTATTCCGGTACCCTGGAAGGCTTTTGAAGAGCTAGGTATCACCCCCCGTCGTGGTCAGTTGGTTCTGATTGCGGCGGGGCCTGGTATTGGTAAGTCAGCAATGACTCTTACCATGGTTCTTGAGGCTCTTGTGCCATCACTCATGTATTCTGCGGACTCTGATGCATTCACTCAGCTATCTAGGTCCATTGCTAATCTGGCCGACATCAAGGTCAGTCATGCGGCTGAGATGATTTTGGAAGACCGGATTACAGACGAGATCAAGGAAGAACTTCGTAAGGTTCCCCTGATCATCGACTATGACTCGTCCCCTACACCACACGACATCGAAGAAATCCTGCTGGCCTATTACGAGATGTGCAATGAGTTCCCAGCACTGATCGTGGTAGACAACATCACCAACGTGGTAACCGATGCTTCGGATTCAGGTGATCCTTTCTCGGGACTCGAAGCACTCATGGACTATCTCCATTCCATGGCTAGGCAGACTGGCGCGTGTGTAATCGGTCTCCACCACGTCACAGGTGAGTACAACAACGGTGACAAGCCCATCCCACTTAACGGAGTCAAGGGACAGATCACACGTGTGCCTGAGATGGTTCTGACTCTACACAAGAAGCTCCTTGAGAACGGCAGATGGATTCTCTGTGCGTCTCCGGTCAAGAATCGAGGGGGCAAGGCAGACCCTACCGGGCAGACATATGCTGAACTAGAGTTCATTGGGGAGACTATGAAGGTAATCGACGTGGTTTATCATGAGCCTCAGACCATCGAGTGGGAACCTACCGAGGATGATCGACGACTGCATGAGGAGGTGCACTGGGGATGACATACCATGACGACTACTATGAGTACGCTAAGGCTGATGTCAAAGCAACCCACTACCTCATGCAAACAAATGCAGGGGTATTCGACACAGAACTAATGGACAGGCAAATGGGATGGATTGACGATCAGCGTAAGAAGGCAGAATTTGAAGCCCAGAAGGAACGGGTTCGACAGGCTATGCGGAGTCTGAACAATGTCAAGACTTCGGAGTGGGTGGGGAATCTCATGTATGTAGAAGCTTGTGTTAAGATCGATGAGCTTAAGCATGCATGTGACATGATGGGAATTTACTGGAAAGATGAGGGAGACATGAAGACCAAGGAACAGGAACTTAAGGACCTGAAGGCTGAGCTTGCAAAGGTCCAGAAGCAGATTGACAAGATTGAGCACGGCAGGCTGGGCAAGGAACCGGCTAACGGTTCGGTGTTCAAGATCGAGCGTAAGTTCGAGCGGTATGGTACTGGGTATACTTACTCGGCTGTTCGAGCTGATGGTAAGTGGTACCTGACCGGAACTCGTGGGGATGCTACCAAGGCTATGTCCTGGGATGAGCTGAAGCGCTGGATTGGTGACTACTCCCGCGTGTGGGTAATGACTGCAAAGGAGGAACTCGTCTAGGATGGCATATACTGGTGGCAATGAAACTTGTTGCTGTACCTGTGGTTGTACGAGTAAGCCAGCTCCAGATGATGCGATGTGCTCAGCCTGTCTGAATGGGAGTTGTGATAACTGATGGCAAACTACAAGGGCGGGGAATGACAGATCCCCAAGATTGGTATCCCGAATTGGAAGATGAAGAGGATGAACCGACACCAGAAGAACCGTGAAGAGGTTGAGAAAGCAGCCGAAGAGGTTCGTAAGGCACTCAAGGATCTGAAGGAAGCGGCTGGCATGCCCGAAGACGATGACGACGAAGAGGGTATGTAAGGATTGCAAGAGTCCTACTCGTAAGGCCACCAAGCCTGGGCCACGGTGTGTGACGTGTGACAGACAGCGTCGTAATGCCCTCTCATTGGCCCGTAGGCTGGCGTATGTGCTGAAGCAGTACAACCTTACCCGAGAAGAGTACGAGGCCCTCGTAGAGCGATATGGGGGCCTTTGTTGGATGTGTAGATATCGCAAGGGCCGTCAGGTGGACCATGATCACGCTTGTTGCGCAGGCAAGACGTCTTGTGGCAAGTGTGTTCGTGGTCTTTTGTGCGGACCATGCAACAAGTTTCTCGGACTTATTCGAGATCGAGTGGATATCTTGCAAAATGGGATTGAATACCTAGAAGAATACAACAGGAGGAAGCATGACGTTCAAGGGCTACGAAGTTGAGACTCTGGCATCTGATGACGACTGCGGTGTCATGCCGGATCAGATTGATCAGATGAAGGAAGCGGTTGTTGGGCACAAGATCGTCAGTGCTGGGTGGGCTGAGGTTCCACACCGTTGGTACTCCGACCGCACCGAAAAGGGGTTTGTCATCACCCTGGACAATGGCAAGAAGGTAATGCTTCAGGATACCGATGACTGTTGCGCTTACACCGAGCTTGAGAACTTTCTGCTGAATGTTGAAAACATTGACCACATCATCACCGGCGTTGGCACGACCAATGGGTACGACACTTGGCACATCTACTGCGATCTTGGAGACGTTCTTGAACTCCAGGTTGGATGGTCTTGTGGTAATCCGTTCTACTACGGGTATGGATTTGTTATCACTGTGCAGGACATCGATGAGTAACGAGAACGACACTGTCTATGTGAGGTCGTGTAGGCACTGCGGTGAAGGTTTCGACTCCACCAATCAGTCTCAGGCGGAGAGTGCACGTGATAGTCACGAAAGTTCCTGTCCGTTGAACCCTGCCAACCAGTAATTACTACTAGAAGGAGGCACACATGAAGAGGTACTTTCCGAGTGAGTTGTTGGAGATGTTCGAGACTACGTTCGAGCGTTCATTTCCCTTGCCGGTGCATGAGGACGGGATCGACTACGATTGGAAGTTCTACGCTTCTACCGGAATCCTGAAGTGCAGTCTTCGTGATGTGTGGGGTAACGAGGAGGACTACGAGTGGGAGCTAATCCACAAGACAGTCTAATCTACAAGTTGTTTTGTGAGTGGTTCGAGGGCTGGGACATGCCGGATAACGACAAGGAATGGAACAAGATGATTTGCCCGTTCCACAACGAGTCCCGGCCTTCTTCTACTATCTCATATGACAACGATGCGTTTGTGTGTTTTGCATGTGACTGGTCGGGAGATGCACTCACTTTGATCCAGAGGAAGGAGGAGTGTGGATTTCAAGATTCAAAGCGTTACGCAGAAGAAATTCTTGGCAGACGCTACGAGAAGGTACAAGCTAAGCCTTCCAGGAAGTCCAGCGGAAGAGTATTTGGTAAATCGAAAGCTCCTGACTCCAGAAAATCAAAGGGCTCTTTCACATTTCCAGATTGGATACGTTGAGGAGCCACTTCCTGGACATGAGTGGTACCAAGGCCGCTTGGCCATCCCTTACATGAGGTGGGCTCCGGGTCGGCAAGACGAGGAACTACGTGGTTGGTCTGTTGCGACCATGAAGTTCAGGTGCTTGGAGCTGCATGAAGGAAGCTGCGATCAAAACAACCATGAGAAGTACCTTGGTCAATCAGGGGCTAACACAAGGCTGTTCAACACTCTGGATTTGCAGAAGTCTGATGATGAGATTGCCGTGTGTGAAGGCGAGATTGATGCGATCACTGCCCATTTGTGTGGCATCCCAGCCATTGGTGTCCCTGGCGTCAAGAACTGGAAGGATCACTATTTCCGTCTTCTTAAGGGATACAAGAAGGTCTGGATGTTCGCAGATGGTGATTCGTATGGTGAAGGGCTAGCAAAGAAGCTAGCAGAAGGTGTAGGTGATCGGTTGTCTGTAATCCGTATGCCTGATGGGGAAGACGTTAACTCCATGGTAAAGAAGTATGGAAAAGAAGCGCTACTGAAGGGGATGGGCCGTGGAGACTAGTGATCTACTCAAGCCAGGTCGACCTGTGTACGTCAAGACTCGCGACGAGATCGGGGAAGTAATTGAGTTTGTAGACGTCTTTGACATGTGGCGTGTTGAGACTCTCAGCACTGTGGGAACCTATCGAACCGATGAGTTGGAGCCTCTTTTCACTCTGAATCAGGTTGTAAACGTCAAGGTTGAGGAAGAGACGACTCCGGCTCTAATCAACGCGGTTATTCCTTTTGGGATGAGTTCAGACGAGCTTGCAGAAGCAGCAGCTCAGTACATCGCAGAGTGCGTGGGACGAATTAAGGGTGTAGGCAAGGACCAGTACTCATCTGGAACCCACCAGAAGTTTGAGACGATGGACCTGGATGAGCTGTTTGAGTACGCCCTTGAAGAACTCCAGGACATCTCGAACTATGCAGTGTTCTTGGCCATCCGACTTGAGCGTATTCGCCATGCCCTTAACGAGCGAGACGACTTGGGTGTGGGTACCGAAGAGGATTTTGCTCAGACGAACTACTCTGTGGAAGATTTTGAGGAGGAAAACTAATGGCTGAGTTGGTGGAGATTAGTGACCTGGAAACCAGGACCACTTTCCATGTAACCTTCGGTTATGAGGATTACATGCTCACTGTGGAGGCAGCTCAGGCTTTGCGAGATGCTCTCGATGAATTCTTGAGGAAGTGATTGATGAAGGTACTTACTCTAGACATTGAGACTATGCCTAACCTGGCATATGTATGGGACTTGTGGAATGCCAATCCCGGCTCTAACCTGAAGACCGTCAAGGAATTTGGTAGGGTGGCCTGCTTTGCGGGGAAGCTCTTGGATGATGATGTGGTCAGGTATGCCTCCGACTTCCACAATGGGCATAAGAAGATGGTGCAAGAAGCATGGACGTTGCTTGACTATTGTGATGTGTTGGTAACTTACAATGGTAAGCAGTTCGATGCCAAGCACTTGAATCGTGAGTTTCTGCTGCAAGGTCTTGGCCCTCCGTCACCATATAAGCATGTAGACCTGTATCAGGTGATCAAGAGCAATTTCAAGTTCGCTTCTAACAAGCTTGACCATGTGGCGACTCAGCTTGAGATTGGATCTAAGATCAAGCATGCAGGGTTTGACCTGTGGATCGACTGTATGGCAGGAAACATAGACGCCTGGGACAAGATGCGGGAATACAACATGCAAGACGTTGTGCTCACCGAAGAGCTGTACCTTATCCTGCGACCGTGGATTGGTGCTCACCCGAATTTCAACTCGTATTCTGAGGAAGAGGTTGAGGGATGCACACGATGTGGCAGTTCTGATTTTCAGAAGCGTGGAACCTATAAGACTACCTTCGGCATCAAGCAACAGTACTGGTGCAAGGATTGTGGTGGATGGTTTACCCACAAACTGTCTGATAGGTTGACCGAATTTAGGAGCGTGTAATTTGACCATCACTATCACGGACGAGTTCCGAGAGAAGGTGAATAAGGCAGCCCGATCTGTGGCTGGCAGGAATTCAGCGGTTGACTGGGAAGATATTTCTCAGGACATGTGGGTTTGGTTCCTCCAGAACCCTGAACAGTATGACAAGTACACCAACCTTGAAGACCCCTTCAGGGAACTCAAGAAGATTGCTAGGCAGGAACTGTATAAGCAGAACAATGCTCTGGAGTTCTTTTCTGGGAATTACACGTACACCCCTGCTGAAGTCAGAGGGCTACTGAACCAGTACTTGATTGATGTGGAATTGGAAGCAGTGGCTGAGCATGTTGATTTGACTGAAGGACTTCTCATGCTGAGGTCTCAAGCACCAAGCTACTTCAAGACCATCATTAACAAGTGGGTTCATGGCACCGAGGGTAACCGGGGAATGACCAGCCACTCTGTAGACAAGCTGACACGGTTGATGAATCAGGTCCATCAAGCAGCCAGGTACTCCTACGAGGGACCCGGAAACCGCAGGGTAGTGAGCAATTCGGCAGCAAACGCCTGGACGGACCTCGAACGAGGGCAGTCGATGGGCAGCAAGTACGATCGAGATTGGATGAAGGTATAAGTGAGGCTAACTGAGACTGGTCAAGTAGTTTACGAACGGACCTATAGTAGGCCGAAACCAGATGGCACTAAGGAAACGTGGCCAGAGACAGTTGAACGAGTAGTTGACGGAAACCTCGCGCTGGTCCCCAAGAAATACCATCTTGAGGGTGAGCGTGAGGCTTTGATCCGACTCATCACCGAGTTCAAAATCATTCCTGGTGGACGTCACTTGTGGGCATCCGGTGTGAAGGGTAGGCAGTACCTCTTCAATTGCCACGTGAGTGGTTGGGGTGAGAAGCTGTCTGATCACTTCGAGTTCACCTTCATGAGGTTGATGGAAGGAGGTGGTGTTGGTGCTAACTACTCTAATTCGTACCTGGAACAGTATCCTGCTCTGGCGGGAGGACCTTACGTGGTGCACATTGTTTGTGATCCTAGTCATCCAGACTACCTTAAGCTGAGGAGTGCAGGTGTCCTTTCTGAGGAATACACGTCAGAATGGGAAGGTGCGTTTGACGTGGAAGATAGCCGAGAAGGTTGGGCTTCTGCTCTGGTTGACTTGGTGGACACTTACGGACGTCAAGCAAAGAATAAGAACCGTGTGTACGACGTGTCGAGGGTTCGTGAAGAAGGTGCACGGCTAAAGACCTTTGGTGGTCGGGCTTCCGGCCCTCTCCCATTGGCCAAGATGCTGATTGAAGTGTCGGACATCATGAACGGCGCAGTTACACAGAAGTTTCCGCCCTGGAAGCTTACTGGTATGGATGCAATGAGGATTGACCACGCTATCGCCAAGTGTGTGGTGTCTGGAGGGGTCAGGCGATCAGCCCGAATGGCCATGATGCACTGGAATGACCCTGAGGTTTTCGAGTTCCTCAAGTGCAAGGCTGACGGAGATCACTGGACTACCAACATCTCTGTGGTTCTTGATGATGAGTTCTTCAAGTGCATCAACAGCGGTGATCATATGAACATCGTTTACGATGCACACACGGTGCTGAAGAAGCTGGCTGAGGGAATGCTTCACAATGGTGAGCCTGGATTTTGGAACTACTCACTGTCTCAGGAAGGCGAACCCAACGAAGTTATCTGCACCAATCCTTGTGGTGAGATCACGTTGGAAGCCTGGGAGAACTGCAATCTAGGGCATGTGAACCTTGCAGCCTTTGTCTACGACGAGCCAGAGATCCGAGGGTCTGACCCTAATGGACCTATGAAGCCTAGGCGAGCCGTTTTGGACAAGGAAAAGGCTGCTGAAGCTCACATGTACATGACTAGGTTCTTGATTAGGGCGACCTATGGAGATGTTACCGACCCGAAGCAAAGTGAAGTGCTTCTTCGGAATCGTCGGGTGGGTGTTGGTCATCTTGGCGTGGCGTCGGCTCTTGCAATGCTTGGCATTAAGTATTCAGACGCCCCGCAGTCAGACTTCATTAGGGAGCTGGCACTGTGGGCAGAAACGGTAGACCAGGCAGCCAGGGATTATTGCCACCAGCTTCGTATTCCTGTACCAGTAAAGCTCAGGACCGTTGCACCGACAGGAACGATTGCGAAGATGCCTGGCGTAAGTGAGGGTATTCACCCTATCTTTGCAAGGTATTACATCAGGCGAATCAGGTTCTCCATGGTCGACCCAGAACAGTGGGAGACCTGCATGGATTATGCCAACCGTGGCTTCCATGTTGAACCTTCTCTGGTTGAAGAGAACACCATGATTGTTTCCATCCCAACCAAGGACATCCTGATGGAACAAGTCGAGGCCATGGGATTCGATCCCGATAAGATCGTGCAGACTCCGGCTGATCTGACTCTAGGCCAAATGCTAGAGTTCCAAGAGATGTACCAGCACTGCTGGGCCGACAATGCTATTTCATACACCGCTAATATCAACCCAAACGACTACACGGTTGAAGAGGTTATGAACTACATTCGGGTCTACGGCCCGGATCTCAAGGGGATGACTGTTTTCCCTGAGGAATCTTTTGAGCAAGCTCCTTACGAACGTATCACTAAGGAGCAGTATGAACAGTCGACTGTTAAGAACATCGAGTCATCGGTCGATGATGACTGCGCTACGGGTGCATGCCCAGTAAGGTGATGTGTAATGCCACCAAAGGCTAAGAAGGTAGTAGAGGAAGAGTACGATCCGTTTGCGCCTGGTCAGGATGACGTGCCTGACGGGGATGAGGCACAGACTGAAACTCCGCCTTGGGAAGTCACGAACGAAACTTTCGATACTGAAACTGATGATGACAAGAATGTGAAGGCGGTAAGCACCATGAGCGAAGGTAAGGTTGTTGTTACCCTCAAGGGTGGTCGAGACTACGACGACGCTTGGGTTGTGATTCATGCTAATGATCTGGACGACGCGGTTGCTCAGGTGACCGATTACGAGAAGCTCGGAACGCTTCTTGATGCCACTCAGAAGGCTTCTAAGCGCTTCAGGGAGCTTCGCCCTAGTGACCCTACCCGAGAAACCCCTAAGACGTCTCAGGGAGGCTCTCAGGCCCGAACTCAGGGTAAGCCAGCACAGGCTACGGCACACCCTAAGGGTAGGCAGGAGTTCTGCCAGCACGGTGAGATGGAATTCAAGACTGGCCTCGGGAAGAACGAGAAGCTGTGGGGTGCATTTGACTGCAAGGTTGATCCCAAGGGTTGCCCAAGGGGTCGTGTGTGGGACAACGATTTCGGTAAGTAACTAAGGTAAAGGGGTTCTGGATTGTCGCCAGAGGCAACTGAGGTCTGGGAGACTGATTATCCCGCTCAGCCCCTTTCTCTCGAAGGAGAACTATGGTAAACGAGTATTTCGAATCTGTTGTTGAGCAAGAGTGGTTCGTGGTTGTCGATGACTTGATTGGGGGATTCGCAATCTCCACGGTTGACAAGCCTCTATCCGAGATTGACTTCGCTGATCGATCCGTGTTTGTTGTTGCTGAGGTTCTCAGCAAAGAGCTTGGCGATTACATTGTCTACCTGCACGAACAGCGGAGGCTTGCATGAAGGTAATCCCAATCGCAAGTACCGTTCTGCATACACATGCAGTCAACACAGAAACCCCATATCGGCTGCATGGGTGGCATGATCCTGTGACCCAAAGCATCCCTAAGGGCGAGACTGATATTGATGAGCTATTCGAGCTGGCAGGAAGGAATTGTTACAAGTCATGGCACCGTCCCTCCCAGAAGACAGCGACCAACGAAGGTTACTTGTCCAATATCATTTCTCAGCAGCACTTTTCAGTGATGGAACATGGAAGTGTAACTTTCTATGTGGAGGGTGTCTCCAGGAGTCTACTGGCAGAACTGTCACGTCACCGACATTTGAGCTTTTCCGTTGTCTCTCAGCGGTATGTAGATGCGAATGACCTAGATGTAGTGTACCCTCCAATCATTGATGAATTGGATGGAGATGCCTGGTCTGATGCTGTCTACCAGCTTGGGGAAGCACGTGATGTTGCAAGGATGATCTATGATAACCTGGTCACCATCTTCACCGATGCTGGATACAAGCGTAAGCAGGCACGGGAAGCAGCAAGGGCTGTCCTTCCAAACATGATGGACTCTCCTATGGTAGTGACCGGAAACATCCGTGCGTGGCGTGATGTGTTGTCCAAGCGGTACCACATCGCGGCTGACAGGGAAATTCAGCAGTTTGCAGAAGAAGTTCTCAAGCACCTGCGAGTGCTTGCACCTAATTCAGTTCAGGATATCGAAGGCAAGTATGGATCTTGAATTCAGCATCAGTCCCAAGGACTTGGCAGACCAACTGTACTGGGCAGAAGAGGAAGAGGTTATTGAGCTTGTAAAGAGAATTTCAACTAGATGGGATGATAATAATCTGGATCTAGAGCTAATTAAATTCTTTGCAAACGAACTTCGTAGGAACGGCTTCACCGTTAATTTGCAGATCACACAGGAGGAGAACTAATGAACTTTAAGATTGGCGATCGTGCGGTTATCAATGACCAGTTTGACCCGCTTGTTCCTTACCGGGATGACCTTATCGGGCAGTCGGGGATCATTACGGACCAGGTCCCGGATGCCCCACAGTGCTTGTACATCAAGCTTGACAATCCGGATCTTAGGGGTCACGCGTGGGATGGCTCATGGGCTGTTTTGGCGGAAGAGTTGGACAAGGTTGAGCTCTGATGGACGCCAAGGATTACGAGCACCGAATCAAGGGCCTTGAGGAAGGCTACTGGCGGGCTATCCAGCACAAGGATTCTAGGACTGTTCGTGAAGCAGCAGATTTGCTTTATGACACCCTTTATGATCTGGCCGATGAATTGGAGGAGGAAAAGTGAGCAGGCTTGCAGTAGGTACCCGAGTTCGTAATACCTTCCAGTGGCCCTCTGAGGATGACCCTAAGTTGGGTGACCTGGGGGAGATTGAGGAAGGACAGCCTAATGGTTGGGAATACTATGTCACCTTTAGCGACAGCCTTCGGCGCATTCCTATGGACCCTGATGAGTTTGAGGTTGTGGAGGACTGAGTGAGGACGGCAACCTATCGGGTTGCTGGTGAACAGGTAAAGATCCGTCGAGTAGAATCGGTAGACGACCTAGAAGAGTACCGAAATTTTGTTCGAAGGAACTTGAAGGTTCTTGCCTGTGACTCGGAAACAACAGGACTGAAAATCCACTCCCCTGGATTCAAGGGAAGACTCTTCCAGGTAGGGACTCCCTACGAGTCGTATATTCTACCGGTAGAACAGGGTGGTGTATTTGTTGATGATGCTGTGAAAACACTTCGCGGTGTGGACAAGCTCATCTTCCAGAACGGCATGTATGACTTGCAGGTGTTTGACAAGCTCTGGGGTGTGAGGCTGGAAGAACTGTGGCCAAAGGTCATGGACACTAAGCTGTACGCAATGCTGATTGACCCTAGGGCACCTGAGAAGGGAGGTGTTGGTACCTCCTTGGAGGACCTGGCTAGGTACTACATCGATGCTGATGTAGCCGACAAGGTCAAGGGCTCTATGTCTGAGTTGGCAAAGAAGTACAAGACAACCAAGGCTAAGATCTGGGAGAAGGTGGATTTGGATGACGGCATGTACAACCTTTATGCGGGAATGGACACTATCCTCGCAGCCAGACTGGCATCAAAACTACCTTCTCTGGTCCCACATTCAGCGCGACCTCTCATCAGCTTTGAGCACACAGTCGCCGAGATTTGTTCTTACTACGAGCGGACTGGATTCCTTCTCGATGTTGATTACAGTCTTGAGCTAGCCGCTAGGTTGCAAGGTACCGAGCATGCCTGTATGGAGATCGCAGCCTCGTATGGTTGTGAGAATGTGAACTCCACAGAACAGGTGGCAGAGGTACTGATGTCTTTGGGCGTCAAACTCAAAGACCGAACCGCGACGGGTAAGTTCAAGGTTGACAAAAAGGTAATCGAGGGCATCAAGAAGATGGGGTCGGAAAAGCAGGTCGACTTCATCACGGCTGTTCAGGACGCCAAGAAGGCCAGGAAGTGGCGGACTACATGGGTTGAGGGTTTCCTTGACAACATGGACTCCACTGGTAGGTGCCATGCGTCTATCAACACCCTCCAAGCTCGCACTGGTCGGATGAGCATCACAGGAATTCCCGCCCAGACTCTCCCGTCTGGTGACTGGATCATTCGTAGGTGCTTTATCTCCGATCCAGGCGAACGAATGGTGTCGGTTGACTACCAGGCTCAGGAGCTTAGGGTTCTTGCGGCCTTGTCGGGTGACCGAACCATGATTCAAGCGTTCAAAGAAGGCGCAGATCTCCACCTCATGACTGCTCAGGCAGCATGGGGAACACACATCACCAAGGATTCCAAGGAGCGTAAGTACGCCAAGGTCGTGAACTTTGGTCGTGTCTACGGCGGTGGCGCTAAGACGGTGTCTGAGCAGACTGGGTTGACTTTCCCTCAGGCCAAGCGAGTGGTTGAAGCATTCGATAAGCGCTACCCTGGAGTGAAGGAGTACTCTGATAAGCTGGCCAGGATTGCAGGACAGCAGGGTTACATCGTCACTCCGTCTGGTCGAGTCCTTCCGGTTGACCATGACCGTGGATATTCTGCGCTGAACTATATGGTGCAGTCGACCTCTCGGGATGTTACGTGTAGGGGGATTGTCAAGCTCCACAAGGCTGGCTTCACTCCATACATGCGCCTCCCGATCCATGACGAAGTGATCGCATCGCTGCCGATTGCACATGCTGAGTTGGGGTCTAGGCGTATTGCAGAGCTGATGTCTGAGTCGATGGGTGATGTTTTCATTGACACGGATGCTGAAGTGGGCAACCGTTCTTGGGGCTCGTTCTACATGGGTGAGTCTCAGGAGGAGAAGGAAGCTAACTGGGAAATCTATGACAGGGAGTTGGTAGCAGCATGAGCATGGGACGACGACCGACCAAAAAATCTGACGAGTATGACGTGGTGACTGGTTGGCGGCACTATATCTGCTACATGCAAAGGGCGGGTGTCGTGTCCAAGATTAAGCGACGTATGCAAAGGCGAGAACGGCATGACGCAAAACGAGATCTTCGAAAGGACTGGCTGTGATGAATACAGAGCCCTTCAGAGAATACGTCTTCTGTCACTACTGTAACCAGTGGGGGATGGAGGACCAGTTCTCTGTGACAACCATGGTCCTTGGTGGTGTGGTGAGGCAGGTGCTTTATCACACTACTGTTGATTTCTTTGATACAGGACCGGTCACGCATATGGCTAATTGGAGGAGAGATCTGGAATGAAGACCGTAATGGTGTCGGGGTCCCTTAACTGGGATCTCGACTACGTAATCAACGGAAAGTTACTTGATGAGTGGGATCAGCCCATGCGTCTTATCCAAGGCAGGGCTCGTGGTGCTGATGCAATTGCTAGGTCTTACGCAATCAATCGTGGCTGGGAGGTGATTGACTACCCTCCTGATTACGACCAATACGGCAAGGTTGCAACTCACATCCGTAATCAGGCCATGGTGGATTATCGTCCAGACGTGGCTTTGTTTTTCATCCGAGACTTTTCCAATGGCACCATGACCACTCTTGAGAAGGCAGTCAAAGCCAGGCTCAAGGTTAGGTGCTTCTACTACGACGACTACGCTTATTAAGGAGAGAACACATGGAACAGCTTGAGCTTTTTGTTGCTGAGGTTGCCAAGGCACGTGAGGCTGACCTGGAGAGGGAGTACGGCCTGCTTGCTGAGGACTACGAGCGTGGGAACACAATGGGTGAGTTCCGCAAGTGGCCTTCAACTCCTAGGTGGCACAAGGGCCTGACTATTACCGAGAAGATTGACGGCACCAACGCATGTATTGTCATCTACAATGGTCAGGTCAAGGCACAGTCCCGCAAGCGGATGATTACTCCTGACGATGACAACATGGGATTCGCTAAGTGGGTCTACGAGAACGCAGGTGCACTGACTGACACGTTGGGATATGGGTACCACTATGGCGAATGGTATGGTGAGGGTATTCAAAAGAATCCTCTGGGTATTGAAGGCAAGCGATTTGCGCTCTTCCATGCCACCAAGTACACCGAAGCAAACGGGTATGAACTGAACAAGGTTGACGGCCTGGAAACGGTCCCACTGCTGTTCCACGGCCAGGCTAACCTGTGGACCATTCCCGACATCGTTCAGGACCTTGAACTGTATGGTACTAAGGTTAAGGGGGCTGCTCGTCGCACGGTGACCGTTCCTGGATTGGGTGACACTATCGAGCTTGCAGCCAGGGCTGAGGGTGTTATCGTCTATCACAAGGAGACTCAGGCTAAGTACAAGATTCTTCTTGAGAACGATGCATACCACAAGTGGGAGCAGTGATGTGTGATGATTGCCCAGATCCTGAGGCTTGCCTTCAGGGTGTTCCGTGCTGGAAGGCCAGGGAAGTTGATGAGCAGCCCAAGCTGCCCACTGTGTGGTAAACCTATTACAGAATGTAAGGGGCATTAATGGGAAAAGATGATGACCACGTTCACAGCTACCAAAAAACGGAAGTGCTTAATCCGCTTGGTCGGAACTCTGACGACACCAAGAACGTCTACGCCGTCGAGGACCACTACTTTTGCAGGTGCGGAGACTTCTACACGGTTTCCAAGGGCACTAGGGAGATCTAATGCCTACTTCTGATAGGCAGGGTAAGTTCATTGCCAAGGCCCTGATCAAGGAAGCTGATCCTGAATGTGTTTGGGATATGGGATGTGGGGACGGCACCTACGCACGGCTGATGGATGACAGAAGGACGACTCTTAACTGGGTAGGCGTGGAAATTTGGAAGCCGTATGTATCCCAGTACGGTCTGTGGGCCTACTACAACCGTGTCATCAACAAGGACGTACGTGAGTATCCTTTCATCGGTCGTGTGGACAACAGGACTGACCTTGCAATTTTCGGTGATGTACTTGAGCACATGCCTGAGGACGATGCACGTAAGCTGATCCTTGAGGCCAAGAAGCACTTCAGGTGGATTCTGGTCAGCATCCCTATCGTCCATTCACCTCAGGGTGAAGTCAATGGTAACCCTTACGAGGCTCACCTGAAGCACTGGACGTTTGATGAGATGCATGCGGCTATGGGGTACTGCATGGCCTTCAAGGGGCACACTATTGGGCTGTACTGGTGGGATTCGGAGGAAGACGTATGAAGCGACTTAGACTGACTATGGTGTACGACTTCTCGTGGGCCAGCGACGAACTGAACCCAAGTGACGTGGATGCTCTTGTGAATAACTTCTTGAAGGACCCTTATAGCTTCCTTAACCTGGAGTCACCTGAATGGGACGAGACGATTTACGTAGACGTGGAGGATGTTACTGATGACGATTGATGGATACGAATACAACATCCAGTACAGGTTCTTGGAGCCTGGTGTTATGGGTCATGACACCACTGAATGGCATTTTGTGTACACCAATAGGTTTAACAAGGACAATTGGTATCCTAGTAAGTCTAGTGTGAACAACGCACTGGCGCAGATGACTGCCTCAAGGTTTGGCTACCGTCGCGGTGCTGGCAAGGAGTACAGGATTGTACACAGGCCCTATGGTAAGTGGGAGGTTATGGCATGAAATACTGGTATGACACTGAGTTTTACGAGGATGGCTCTACCATTGACCTGATCTCTATTGGGATTGTTGCTGAGGATGGTCGAGAATTCTATCGTGAAAGCAAGGACTTTGACTGGCTTCGAGTACCTCATGAGCACTGGCTGTGGGATAACGTGTGGCCTCACCTCTTCAGCTCGCATGCCCAGGAATATAACCCCGTTATTGCACGTGATGTGCATAGGTTTATCACCAAGGACGAGACAGAGTTCGACAACGAGTTGTGGGGATACTACTCAGCCTACGATCATGTCGTGCTTGCTCAGCTCTTTGGTCGGATGGTGGACATGCCTGAGGGAGTTCCGTGGTTCACTCAGGATATCCAGCAAATTAAGACCATGCTCCACAATGAAGGATGGGAGTACGAGTTCCCCTCGCATACTTCTACTCAACATCACGCACTTGCAGACGCCAGGTGGACTAAGAAGGCGTATGACGACATCTGGATGTTTGTTGAGACTGGAGGAGACTGGTGAAAAGGGCTCTCACTTCCCTCCTGACAGGCTCAGTGATGCTTCTGGTGTCATCGTGTGGGGAAAGCTCGACGTATGCGCCTCCGGCCGTCTCAGGCACGTTTAAGGCCGTTAAGTATGAGGACTCACGCCATGCTCTCAACAATATCTACACTGCTTGCCTGGGCCACGATAAGGTATTCATGTACGATCGAGGAGTATCGGTAATCCATAGCCACGAGGAGTGTAAGTAATGGGAAAGCACCGTAAGGAAGAGGATAACAAGTCCGAGGAAGAGCTGGATCAGGAGTCAATTGAGCGCGCTGCACAGGCTGCCAAGGACCTTCTGAGGTGGGAGCAAGAACAGGAAGACGAGTAGTGCTGATTTGCCAGACTTGCCTTCAAGGGTTTGCAACCATCGCCAAGTTAGAGGCCCACGTGTGCCTCGGACCACCTAAGAATTAGGAGTAAATTATGGGTAAGAAGGATGACAACAAGCCAGAAAGCCTGAAGGCTATTCAGCGAGATGACCGGAACCTGAGCATGGCAGGCAAGCGATGGGAAGAGACTGCGAACCTGGACGATGATGCAGTTATCTTCCTTGCACAGATCCGTGAGGATGTGGAAAAGGACGACTAATGGCTAAGTATGTTTACACCGTAGTTCAGTGGGTGAACGACACCCCAGATTGGCGACTCACTTCCACATATAAGTGGCAGGCTGTTGACTGGCTGAGGGAGAATGTTCTTGAGAAGGGCGTTAGCCTAGGAGATTACGACGTCGTTAGGTCTAAGGACGGACAGCCCGATACGGCGGAGTTCGCGGATATCTACGAGTTCATGGACATTGACCTAGGGGAGACGCTTTGATGTGTGTGACTTGCTGGAGATGCAAGAGCGCTTCCTGCTCCATCGATGGTGTCTCTTCTTGTCCCGAGTGCTAGGAGACGATGTGAATGGACGACCGACTTGGGATGAATATTTCCTTGGAATCGCTAGATCTGTTGCGGCACGTAGTTCCTGTACTAGGGATAAAGTCGGTGCGGTTGTCGTTGGTACTGACAAGCGGATCAGAAGTACAGGTTACAATGACGCACCCACAGGACAGCCAGGATGTGAATCTTGTCCTAGGGCAGCTTCTAGCGTTGATCCAGGGTCTTGCTACGCCAACTGTGTAGCCATTCACGCCGAGCTGAACGCACTTTTGTACTGTGACAGAAGCGACCTCCATGGGTCTACCCTTTACATCACGCGAGAGCCTTGCTACGGCTGCTACAAGGCCATCTGGGCGTCCGGCGTGGTCCGGGTGGTAACGCCTAAGCACCTAGAACGACCGCCCGTCCCTGATGAGCCACCAGATTGGTACGGTTGACAGGCCATGGTACACTGCGGTCGACAACTAAATAAGGAGGATCATGCACCAACCTGGGAATCAACCTCATCCCTACTATCCTCCGCATACCACCAACGTCTACGTGGTTGGCCAGCACAGGCGGAAGCGGACCATGCATGTGTGGCACTGGATCGCGATTATCCTGACTGGTGGAATGTGGGCTCCGTTCTACGCATACATTGTATGGCATAGGCGGAAGGGGTAAAAACAAAAAGGCCCCCGTGACCTTCAGGGTCACGGGGGTTAATTATTACAACTCGGTTGATATTACTTCAGACGTGGGGAGTCTTCTGCGCCGACACGGGCCAGAGCCCCACCCTTGACTACCATAAGCACTGCAGTGCCTACACCTAGTCCAAGAGCAGCCTTCCAGTCCACGTTCCATGCATTGACTACATCACCCATAAAGGCGGAACCTACACCGGCTAGAAAGCCAGTCCAGGAATCTTCAGCCAGTCTCGACCAATACGCCTTGGTTAGCATGTTGTCAGTTCATTCCCTTCATTGCTAGTAAGCCTACTATGACAGCAACCAAGACGGGGAACAGCAAGGCCGTTGCGAACGCCATCTTGATTTGAAAACTAGTATTCGACCTACGTACCGCTTCTGCTTCCTGCTTAGACTTCATCTCCGCCAAGTCTTTTTCCAGCTCATCCACTCTGTGAAGCAAGCCGTTAGACTCGACGTTCTGTCTATTCATGTAGTCTGAGAGCTTATCGCCCAAAGACCTAAGCTCCTGGTACAATTCGGTCATCCCAATCTGATGCACTGGTTCAAGCACCTTTACTCCTAGAGGCCAACGTCATCCACACAGAAAAACTTCTGGTGGTTGGTACCGTCATTGGGAATAGTGCCCGTGCTAGTACCAGTCCTGCACGTTGCGGCAATCACAAACGAGCCAGACGACGGGGCGACAAACTCACCCACAAGCGTTACCGGCGTGTTCTGTGAAGCAGTGCCGTTAGGTGCAATCTTGAAGAAGCTCGTACCAGACGTGTCTACGGTAGTGCCCGCCTTGTACCTCAGGTTGAAGAAGTAGTTCGTAGCAGTCGTGCCGTAGACGTAGCACGCGGTTACCCGGTACCTCCGGCCTGACACCAAAGTCACAGTGAGGGAGTCAACAACGGAGTCGGTCGTGGTCAGGTTACTAGTCGCCGAAGAAGTAGAGCCAATACGACCGCGAGGCAGGTTATCGTTGAGGTAGTTTACGTTACCAACTACCTTGTTGTATTCAGACGAAGACGCGATACCACCGGGAACCGCATTCGCCATAGCCACAAAAGGCATTGAGTCAATCCTTTCTTAGGTCCAGATGAATGTAGAGTCCCAGATTCCGTAGATTGGGTCATCCCACTTACCGCCAGGAGCGACAAGGTGAACAGATAGGTTATCGGTCAGACCGGTATCAACACTAAACTCACGGCGGATTCCATAGATCTGCACATCGAAGTACTCACCAAATCCTGGCTTGTCCAAGATTCGCAGCGTGTCGCCAAGCTGGAGGCGGGGATCTCCGGCAATAGAGATAGCATCCGAAGATGGCTTTGGCGAAACCGTGTAATCCAGGAACTTACCCAACACATTGGTAGCATTGGACTGGTCCTGAAACCAGTCTCCTGAAAGCGAGAGTACTCGCTCATCATACTTCGCAATGCTGACGGTGTCCTTGGTGACTTCAGTCTTGTTGTCATACTTGTTGATGAACGATCCACCCAGATTGAATGCAGGTGTAGAGTTTGGATCATTGCCCTTGGCCAGCCGAATCGGCTGAGCCCATCCATTCCAGATGTTGATGATAATGAACCCATCCTGGTCGTAGTAAGCCAGGATATCTACGCCCGAAGTGTTACCTGTGACAGCCTCGTTCCAAGAAGTACCGTTGAACCACTGAAATACGTAACCATGAAACACGTGGTCTCGCCAGGCTGGGACAGGGTCACCACTGACATCCTTATACCGATCCATCAGCCTTGGCTCAGGAGATACACCATCGGCCACATAAAGCTTGAATCGCTTACGAGTACCAGCCGGAACAACAAATTCGTTGACATCCTGAGACTCGTAGATATTGCCGATGACGGTCCTAGCCTTAGCCTGATCCATAGCATACGAGTTTCGCACCGAATCAAGGTCTCGCGTAAAAGACAGATTGGTTACATCGTCCAGGCTGATCTGTCGTACGATGTTGGACTGCTTGCCAAGGATGGTGTCAAAGTTCCAGAATACAAATCGACCCTGTTCGTCCCAGAAAGCAGAGCCCATTTCAGCATCGGCTACACTCTTAATGACTTCCCATGCTTCAGGCTTATTCCTGATTGGCATGAACGATAGCCTGTTTAGGCCCTGATCCACAGAGGCTGCATACTTAGCCGTCTTTGGACGGTAGGCAAGTCCATCGCCGATTCCACCAAAGTTGGTGGTGGTGAAATAGATATCCTGCATTGCTACGACTCGGGCGATTTCCACAAGACCGGCTAGTTCATCGTCTGAACTGGTCCAGGTAATAGGTCCGGAGACAGTCTGTACACCGCTGTTATTTCCGTTGGCAGAAACGTATGCCTTCATGCCAGCAGGATGGAAGGCGTCCCAGCACACGTGAATGTGCACAATCCCATCGTGAGGAATGGTTACCTTGGTGCCACTCACATGGATAGGAGTCCCACTTGACCTGTCCCATTCGGTCCACACCTTGCCCGAGCCCATCCAGATCTGTACTTCGATCTCGTCACGAGTACGGAAAGCACACACCTTTGTGTCGGCCATGGTTGACCAGTAAGAACCCTCCTGGGTACCGTCCTGGATGAGCGTAAAGCCACTCACATTCGCAGCCAGGGAGTTAATCTGGTCCCGGTCCCTGACCCAGTAAATCAACAGGTCCTGATCGGTTCGGTTGCCGACACCCGCAAACACCCTGGGCTTAACTGATGGATATGGCGCCTGAGGGTGAGTTTCCCCAATAGCCTCGTACATCAAAACACCATGTTCAGTGTCTGGGTATTCCTGGCGTGTAGGGTTATCCTCCCACCCAATAACCGATGTCTTACCGCCGTTGCCCGTGATGAAAATCTGGGTTCCTGAGGTGGTGGAACCATCTCCAACCTCGGTTACAGTGATAGGACGGTAGGGAGAAGTAGATGTGTTGCACTGACGTAGGGCATGGTCGATAATGTAATGAGACTGCATGAGCTGCGCTAGTACACGACCCTGTGATGCCTGCTGTTCAGAAATAGCCCAAGGAGGGAACTGTACAGGCTTCCTGAGTGCTTCTACCCTGTCCAATGCGGTAATAACCACATTGTTGCTGGCCCGATCTGGGTTAACCGTCCTTACCGTGCCGATAAACTGAGGGTAATTCAGCAGTCCGATTGGGCTCTGGATGGACAATGAGTATGTGATTTCACAGCCCACAGGTTCAAGAGTATAGAATGGGGAGTCAATCTGATATGGGCTGAAGATATTGGCTAGAGAACGCCCTGAGGAATCCTCACCACTCAATACAACGGTCAGCTCAGCGGCTGCGGAGCCCGAAACAAATCCCAACTCTTGGGGGGACGATCCCTGTAGAGCACGATCCGTAACAGCCGAGAACACGAACCTGGACATGTCCGAAAGCGCGTGGTCATAAAGGCCGTTACGGTTCCAGTCAACACGGAGAGAAACAACGAAGGATCGCTCACCGTTCGACACTGCTGCTTCGCCTGACGGCTCATACTGATCCTGCATTGATTCTCCTTAAGATTCAAGTAGTGTCATCGTGCAATTAGATACTGGGTACCTCGGACTTGTGGTGGTTAGCTGATCAATTAGAACCATTGGGTTAGCCCCACCCTGATCCCATGCGGTTGCCACGGAGCCAGTCTCAAACTGAGGGGCTGCGATATTGATTGTGGTCGTTGCAGTAGCAGCAATGGTGAGCACTGCCAGAACCGCATTAGCAGGAGCCGTCTTGGACGTAGAATACCTGGCCCAAGAAGTGGTCACCGAGTGGGTCGTAGTGGTTGAAGAACTCAGGAAAGTGCCGTTCTTGTCGTACCATCCAATGTACATATCAACCGATACAGCCGACGCTCCCTTGAGGTACATCGACACGGTTACGGTCTCCGAGGGAAACACGTCGGTCTTCTTGGTTAGATCCAGCGACAAGGAACTAGATGCAGTCCTAGAAGACCATTGAACACATCGCTGTCCTAGGACACCAGATGGATAATCCAGCACGTTCGTCAGTACACCCGCTGAAGGGTTGTAGAACACCCACTTATGCGGTGCGATTACACCGTCTGAAGCGCCTCGTGAGAGCCTGTTGACCCTGAGGGGATCAATCAACCTATGCGGTCCGGCGATGAGCCGTGTATGAAGCGCACGGAGCCAGGAATAGTCACTAGGATCGATGTACTGCCAGTTGAACGTGTACTGCTGCTTGTTGCCGGTTACGTCCATCGTCCTTGCACCGCCCAAAGACTGATGAACACCGCCAAAGCGAACCTCAGTAACGTCCACGTCACGCTCAGGGCAGACGAGGGCACGGAGGTCTCCAGGCGGCCCTAGATACCAGGTCGTTGCCATGGCTTTTTACCTCCGTGAGTTCCTCTGATTAGTCCTATTTACCAACTTGGTGATGCCATTAGCATCGATTGTTACTTCCCATCCCGACATCGCCGACATGATCTGTCCCTGGATGTCTCCAAATCCATCGCTTGTTACTGCGGCACTGATGTCCAACCCATTCTGCGTAGCATTCATGGCCTGTTCAACTGCGGCGACCGCGCGTGGGGTTCCTTGCTCAATACCCTTAGCCCAGTCTTCCATCAGAGCACGACCAGAATACGTGGTGTATCCCCTGCCTGACAGTGGTCCGTACTTGGCAGGCGAGAATGGGAACAACCCGCGAACCTGACCGATCAAACCGGTTACCGTATTGATAACCGACTGGATTTGGCTCTTAATGCCGTTAATGAACCCCTGGATCATTGCCCTACCCGATCCGAATAGGCTGTCAGGCAGCCCAGCAATGGCGTTGAGGATTCGGATAGGAAGACCAATGAAGAAGTCAACGATACCGATAAGGGCGAGCCTGACAATGTTCTTCAGGACTTCCCAGATACCACCAAAGGTCTGCTTGATACCCTCCCATGCTCGGTTCCAGTCACCAGTGATGATGCCAAGGAACGTGTTCACCACACCCTTGATGACATTCATCGCACCAGTGATGATAGCCTGAATGGAAGGCCAAACCTCATCAATCGTGGCGAATAGTGCAACCATGGCTGGGATGATCACATCTAGCGCAAGAGACGCAAGGATGGTCAACAGCGGTAGAAGCTCGATGATCACCTTGATGATATCGGCAAACACTGGAGTCAACTGAACAACGATATTCAGCAGCCTGGGGAACAGTTCGCTGCCTAGCTGAATAAGTTCCGGACCTAGTTCCTGGAGAATCTGTGCCAGGGTCTTCAGTGCCACAGTTGCCAACTGAAGAATCAGCGGCAGCAGTGGAGTAATCTGAATCAATAGATCAGTGACGAACTTCAGGAACTGCTGGATGAATGGCTCAAGGGATTGGAACGCCGACACAAGGAAAGCGCCGATCAATGCACCTAGCTGCGTAATGAAGTCCAGGAAAGGTGGGATGAACGGCATGATAGCCGACATCGCCTTTAGAAGGACATCATTGAGAATCTGAGCCACAATAGTAAGCAGGGGACCAAGGGCCTTCAGTGCGCCCACAAGGATCTGCCCTAGCAGCTCACCCAGAGTTTGGATGGCCGGAGTCAGAGCGTCAACAATGGGGGCTAGCTGCTTGAGTGCCTCACCGACCACGTTAAAGATCAGCTTACTTACAGCGGTGAGGATAGGCATCAACGCAACAAATGCCTGGGTGAACCCCACTAGGAGTACAGTGATAGGGCCACCAAGAACGGTCATCGCCTTAAGACCAGCCTCGAAAAACTGGTTGAACGCGTCTAGCAGCGCGTCTAGAACCAGGTTGAGGTTGCGAAGTGCAGACCCAAGAACTCCATTCTCGGTTACTCGCTTGACTACATCAAGGAACCCCGCCGAGAACCTGCGCATAGTAGCTGCAAGCCCACCAAATTCTCGGGACGCCTCGGCTCCAAGGAAGACAAAGGCCCTAAACCCATCCTCGATTGCTGGCCGTAGCTCGCTGAAGAACTGAGCAGTGTTCTGGAGAATTTCATTGATCTGCGCCATACCCTGGCCGGACGTGACGAACTTAATCAGATCACTGACGATGCCGCTAAGCGACACAGCGATACTGTTGAGTCCCCTGTCCAGAACGGGGGCAATCTTGTTCAGTTCAATGAAGGGCTGAGTAAGGTTCTTAGCAAAGGTAGCCGAAAGACTCTTCTGAAGCCTTTCAATCGTGGGGGTGAACCCCTTGGCAGCCTTCTGGATACCGTCCATACCCAGCGCCACAGCGGCTGCGCCTGCACCAAACGCAAGCAGCAATGATGGTAGACCCGCAATTAGCGCAGCAATAAGAGCTAGAGCCGGTGCGATAAGGAGGATTACAGCAAGGACGATGGCCCCAGTACGGCCGATAGAACTAAATCCATCCGCCGCTTCGGATGCGGACTTGCCTACCTTGGATAGGTCCTTGGAAATCTTTTCCAGATCTCCATTTGAGTTGACATTGGCACCGATGTCGACCTTACGTCCATCGATACGCTTCAATACGGTGTCAAGTGCCTTGAGCTGGGTCACCGCCTTGGCGGCATCTACGTCAACCGGGATCTCTACCTTGAGTCCCTTGGTCTCCTTCTCCAGCTCTGCCTTAAGCTTCTTTCGAAACTCTGATGTGTCAGGAACTACCTGAATAGATACGCGGCCCGCAGAGAAGCCACCTGGCCCCTTTGCCATGGGTTAACCTCCCTTAGCCTTCCGTTGCTTAGCCAGTTCCAATTGCGTTCTGAACATGTTGTTGCCCTGTGCCTTACCTTCCTTCTTCGGACGATAGGCAGGCTTTGGTTCCTTGGGCTTACGCTTGGAATTAGCAGCAATTACAGCGTAAGTGGTATAGTTAACAGCGTCGATCAATGTAGCAATTTGGTAGGCAACGTTATCCCACCCAACAAACTGCTGTCCACCTTGCAGTTGGCTCACAAACCTAGATCCTAGGCCAAGCCCTCTGATCAATACGATGATTTCGAGTGGTGGGAGCTGACCTCCCACACACTCCCTAAAGTTCAGGTTATACTCTGACCTGAAATCCTGGTATAAAGCCTCACCAGCCTGGTCAATAAGGCTGGCAAGGACTAGGCTTCCCCCACCTGAGTAGACTCCGTCCACTTCTCGAAGAGAATGGAAATCTTGGCGAGGTCGTAGTCCAGGACGTCCAGAAGCTTATCGGTCTTGTCACCTTCGACCACGTGCTCAAGCACAGCCTTTAGGATTGCAAGAACAGTGTCCTCGTCAAGGCCCTCAGTGTTCTGAAGCTTCTCCAGCATGGCCTTTACTTCCTGCCGCTGCTCCTTGGGCAGGCTCAGAACCTGCTTCAGAGAGAACTTCTCCCTGCCTGCCTGGAAAACCCACGGCTGGTACTTTTCTGCCAGTGCCTTGTTCAGGTCTTCTAGAGTAAATGCGTTAGTCATGGCGAACCCTTTCGTTGTGGCAGACCCAAATAAAAAGAGGGGAGTGAGGTAGGGTCCGCCAAGAGTCCTCACTCCCCAAGATTACTTACGTAAGGTTTACACCAGTGTCGTACGACAGCCACGAGAACAGTGGGTTAGAGCCCGACTTCAGGATAGAAGCACGAAGCGGAACCGCCACAAACTCATCAATGGCAAGCTCAATTGAGTCGTCCCGCAGGATCGACACCTTAGAGGCGTGGAAGCCGATCGTAGCCGAACCGTCCACAATAACGATGAGCAGTGCAGTCTGAATACCACTGGTAGCCGCGTTTGCTACATCAAACTTACCGACCGTAGAACCTGGGTCAGATACGCCGTAGTAGTAGGAAAGAACAGCCTCGTCTAGCTGAAGTGCATTGAAGGTCACAAAGTCCTGTGCGACTTCGGTAATAACACGCCTCAGCGATGCGTTCTGCCAAGAACCCTTGGTTTCCGAGTCACCGCCATCAAAGCCAAACACAGGAAGGTCGTCCCTGGACGTGTGGCCAATCTGAACCCATGGGGAAATTCCGGTGGTAGGGTTAAAAGATTCAATCTGGGCTGGGGTTGGAGAAGCAGTGTCCACCGGGGCTACGTAGATGTAACCTACCGCAGGGAGCACCACCGCATTGTCATTGAGTGCCATTTAGGGCTAACTCCTCTATAGTCTTACGGGCCGTAGTCCTAGCTGGACCAGGTACTGAACCCGCCAAGTGTCGTCATACGGCGATTCAAACTGGGTAGGCCCTAGTGTCTCAAAATAGGAACCAATGGAGCCCTTACCGGGAACCACTGTCTGGTTCTTCCACGCATCCCACAGAACCTGCCGTGCGTCTAGAAGAACATCTTCGCAATCCTCAAGGCAGCTATCAGCATAAGCGGTGACCTCAATGACTGCACGATCGTACATATCCACATCCCGTGGAAGTCCACCCAACCTACGTACGTTAATGATTGGGTATTGACGAGCCGGTACGTCAGGAACCCAGGAGACAACCTGAACTCCTGGCAAGTTCGCCTTGAGAATAGGGAGAACAACCTCCTGGATTCGTGGTATCCTTCTAACAACCATACGAATCCTTAAATCATTGCTCGGGTCATGACGTAAAGACCATTGACCCACTTACCATCCTTGGTACGATGACCATACTCAACAGAGACGGGTGCTGGACCCTTCATCACCACGTAGTGGTCAATGTGGCCAAAGCTCACATCACTCCTATGACCCTCATAGTCAATGTGATGAGCACCGGTTCGACGATGCTGAGCCAGAAGAGCACGTGCTTTGGCTGCAATCTTCTCAGCGTGGTCTCGTAGTGCATCTTGTACTGGCCCCATCTTGGCCAACTGCTTGTTCATTTCGTGTTGAGTCATCGTGATCTCAACCTTGTTAGCCATCAGTTCCGCCTGATGATGTAGTCCATATGAGCAGTCCGGGGCGATCCGTTATACCGCCTGACCTTGCCAAACACCGACCATTCAATACCCTGCCAAACAATCTTCGCGCCCATGCCAATGATCGTGGTAAATGACCTTGGGGGCCTTAGCCTGTATACCTGCTCGGAACTCCAGCCCTCGTTGTTGTCCTCGGTACGCCTAGCACTTGTACCAGACTGGGCTAGAAGCTGGACCACGCAATTATTGATGGTGATGGGAGTTGAGCTTGCACGAATGGAGGGATTACCATCCGGGGTTGTATACGTCTCTTCGTTATACAAAATTACGGTCTCACGACCCTTATCTAGCAAGGACACTTGATATCTCCCGTCACGAACTCACACCATGCTGGATGAGTGGTCCTATCCCATGCCGGGAAATCAGCAAAAGGGCGGTGAACATTCTCCCAGGGGTATGGGCAGTTACTGTAGAGGGGTTCAAGTGTAGGACGAATGGTAAAAGCACCATTCCTGATGCCCAGCAGCGCCCACTCACCAGACAAGATGTCTAGCTTTCCTGATGCGACTTCCGCCGAGATCTGGTAGGAGTAGTTACCGTCAGTCTCAGCAGTAAAGCCCTCAGGATTTCGGATCAGTCGTAGGATGGCATCACATTCAACCATCACTACGACCTGTGGATCAATGACACCGGTTGATACCTTCACATCCAGATCAGGCACACGGTGACGGATCATCAGCTCAACATCGTTGAGCCTGGTGTTTACAATCGTCTGTTCGGATGCGTCTAGGGTACGGCCAAGCCTAGCTTCTACATCCTGATAGGTGGCGTACGCCATAGATTACTCCTAGAAAGTTTCTGGCTGTGCTACGGCTCGAATCAGGGACATGAATCCCTTCTGAAGGTCGGTCTTAGCAATGGAAGCCCACCGCTTATCCGTGCTTGGATCATCCATCACGATGTCAACCCACTTGCCTACCTCAACGGCGACATCCTTCAGCTTGTTCATAAGATCAATCTCAGCCGGAGAAAGATCACGATAGCCCTTAATGGGGGCAGATTTCATTTAATTAACCTTCTTTGGTGGACGTCCCCTACGAGGAGTAGGCTTAACCGTCTCCTCCGAAGTGTCGTCAAACTTATACATGTCAAGGATCGCACAGAACTTGTCTGCCTTGTGATCAGGCACCTCTACCACGATCTTGCCATTGGTTAGTTTCATACCAGCCTCTCTACTTCCTCAACCCAGCGATTGAGTTCGGGGGCTGGATCAAGTTCTTGTGAACGTTTCTTTGCAAGCACCGAAGCGGCTTGCCACTCTTTGGGGTCTGAGAGCCTCAGGAGCGCGTTTTCCCATGCGTTCAGGTCTCCTCTATCCAGGAACAGTCCAAAAGGCCCCTGTGACTCTCTCAGGCCCTCTGTAGGGTGTGCCAGGACAGGGATGCCAGATGCGAGGGCTTCCACACCGGCCATGCCGTAAGACTCGTAGATAGACGGCATCAGCAGGATTTTGGTCCTAGACCAGACATCGTCCTTCATGTTGTCAGTCTGGGGCTGGAAGGTCACATTAGGAAGCTTCTCGTAGATCTGATCCCCATGCCCACCCTCGACTGCCAAGAACTTATCTTCTGGGAACCTACGCGCCATTTCATAGAAGACCCTGCACCCCTTGTTTTCGTTCAGGTTGACCAAGGTAATGTGATCTCCGGGGGTAGTGGCATGCTCGTCGGCCCAGACTGGGGGATGAAGAACCAATGACCTATCAACCACGTGATCAAACTTGTCCCTGATCCACTGTGTATTGAAAACGGTCAAGTCTGGCTTGAGGTTCAGTAGCTCCTGATTAGGAAGGAAATCGTTGTGCATGATGAACACATACGGAATTCCCAACGACCTAGCAATCCCAGCGGCTCTGAAGGTGTTGTCATGGTGAGAGACAATGACATCAGGCTTCCACGCCTTGATCTGCTGCCGCCCATACACCACGTTTGTAGCATAAACAGGAACTCCCTCGTACTCGTAGTACGGAGGAGCTTCAGGAAGGACTGTTGCCCACACAACAACTTCATGTCCTGCCTGGATTAGAGCCTTACACATCGCATGAAGCATGGTTTCAGAACCGGCATTACGATATGGAATATAAAAGTGTGGGAACACTGCAATTTTCATGGCGGTCCCTTGAGTGGGACGGGGTCAGGCCTTTACGTCTGCCTGATTAATTCCCTTGACTACGGAGAAGCCCCGTCCTATAAATCAGCTACCAGATGGGTTGATAACCTTCACGAAGGCATCAAGGTCACCCACGATCCAACCGAACGTGCACTCAACAAGCAGCGCAACCTGGTTGGTCTGCCACATCGAGATGGTGTTCGTACCATCCGTCAGGGTTACCTGGTCAGAAATCTTGTACCTGATGTTGTCCGCGAAGCCCCAAGCAAGCTGCTGGAACTCGCCACCAATCATCTGCGTGGTCGTACCCGACGCAGCACCAAGGTCACCACGAACAGCCTTACCATACTGAGCTGGGAAGCCCAGGATGTTGCCCGCCTGCGAAGCAGCCAGGTTTAGCTGACCTGGGTTAACCAGGTTACCGTTGACGTCACGCTCAGCACCGGCCGTGATTAGCCGTGGACGGAACCGAGTGTCAACCGCCCAACCATCGAAATCAAAGTCGTCGTTAGCAACAAGGCTGTACGCGGCAATGAGTTCGTCAAACAGGTTGTTGGTCGTAATGGTGTCGGTGTTGACCACCTTGGTCGTGTTGTTCAGCACGTTGGACGAGTCGATACCCGCCAGGGCAGCACCGGTTAGAGGCTGCTTGCCGTGGAACACAGCCAGGTCAATACCACGACCGATAGCGAAACCAAGGTCGGACTGAAGCTGCGAGTAGAAGCCCTGTGGGTTGGTACGCGCAAACTCTTCCGACACGGTAACAATGGTGGCCAGCTTGATTGGCTGCATAACCTTGCTGTCCCACGCAACACCGGTCAGTGGCTTAGTACCACCCTCACGCTGTGCGTTGGTCGTACCAGTACCAACCTGGCCAACCTCAGGACGCTTTACGTTAACCGGAATAACCGTCTCACCAAACGAGACCGGAATACGCCGACCTAGTCGAAGAACAAGGGAGTTCTCCTGGGCCTTAGCGAACATCTCAGAGGTGATGGTCTTAGGAAGAAGGTCATCAGGAACGTACGCAAGACGCCCCTGGTGGTTGTTAGTCGAGTTCGGCTGAAGCTCGTTGATCTGTGCCATTTGTTATTAGTTCCTTTGCGATAGATTAG